GACCCCCTTTTCTTGGAGTGGCAATACGACAAGACAGCAGCGGCCGAGCAGGCATGGCGCGACAAGGTGGCGGAGATCAAGCTGCGCTACCCGGTGGCCCGTGGGGCGGAAGAGTGATCGTCCGTCTTGAGCCCATTACGGCGATCGTCGCCGTGCTGCTGGGCTGGGCGTGGAATACCGCGACCGCTCCGGGGCTTTCTTTTTTTTGTCTTGCCGGCGTGGGCGAGTTAAGCTTAACAACAGGAGGCAGTATGCCTAGATATCTGCAATACAAAAGACACCGGGTTCGCCACGGGCTCAAGCACGATCGCCATGTGCCTACCCAAAAGCTGGCCACAGTAGGCGCCTTGCAGTACGCTGACAGCGGTGCGACGCCCCTTGTGTGGGCTAGCGCTATCGCTGCGGCAGATTTGCGTGTCGGCGTTCAAGTTGACTATTTTGTTCGAGTCAACCCTGCAAACGTAGTACCCGCTGACAACGGTACTTACCAGTACAGCTTTGAGCTGATACCTGACCCGACCGGAGTTGGCACCCCTAATACCGCTGGCATAGGGGGGCTCACGCTGACTTGGCAAGGCAACCTCGCACGCATTCAAGGTACTGTGCCCGCTAACCAAGTCGGTAAAAAGGTCACAATTCGCGCAACTGTTACAGACATGGGCGCGAACGTTGTAGCTGGGACTAACCTGGTCGGCACCTGGACAGCTTAACTTAACTTTGCCAAATGTTTCTCCTGGTGTTACGCTCATTCGTGAAGTAACACCTTTTTTGATTTTGGAGACAAGAAATGAAAGACGTTATTCTGGCCGCCTTGGCTAAACTCGACCCCGCTGTTGACAGCCACTGGACTGCTGAAGGGCTTGTCAATCTGAACACTTTCAAGTTCCTGGCGGGTGGTGTTGCTATCAGCCGCGAGCAGCTTGAAGAAGTCGCCCCGGACTTCCGCCGCGAAAACCCGCACGTTGCTGGGGAAAGCGAAGCAGAGCTGGCGACAGGTGAAGGCGCTGACGTCCTGGGTGCGCCGGAAACCGCTCCCTCTACCCCTGTAAGTTTTGACAACCAAGTGGAAGAGACCTTTTCCGCTGAAAGCTTCACGCCCGTCGAAGACTTGTCCGAAGAAGAGCTGTCGAGCATCTGCGAAAGCTACATCGAACAGATCGGCGACCTCAACGTTGCCCGCGACAAGTTCAACAGGATGATCGATAAAAAGATCGCGTACCTGCACTCCGTTAAAGCGGAACTCGACAAGCGCCAGCCTCAAATGAGCTTGGCTGACATGGTGCGCCTGGCTCACGAAAACGTCTCCAAAAACCAGGTTCCAGCGAACGCTCCGCGAGCCCGTCCCCACACTGTATACCCGCTTCTGAAACGGTAAGAGGTTGCCATGGCCCAGCGATTCCGCAACGACAAAAGATACATTTCTTGGCTCGTTCAACAAAAACGAAAAAAGCGCCAATCCACTGGGCCAGTGCCTCCTGTTAACCCTGTGCCTGTGGAACAATAAGGAGATATTGTGGTCACTCTTATTGTAGAAGATGGGACAGGTTTACCCAACGCAAACACCTATATCAGCGTCGAGTATGCTCGTCAGTACGGGCAAGACAGGGGCATTGAGCTGGGTGAGGATTACCGGATTGCGCAAAACCTTGTCCTTGCTGCCGATTACATAAGCACAAAAGGCCCCTTTAAGGGCAAGGTGCTATCCTTGGAACAGTCCCTGGACTTCCCTCGCAGTGGGTTGCAGGTACACGGCGAGCAGTTTACTGGCGTGCCCCAAAAGGTGAAAAACGCTCAAGCCCAGTTGCTATTGGACATCAAAGAGAGCGGCGCACTACTCACGTCAAATCGCCAGTTCGCACTCAAAAAGCGCCATCTAGAAGGGTTGGTGCAGGAGTGGGCCGTGGGCTCTTATGCTCAATACAAACCTGGGGCCACTCACGTGTTGTTCGACTCCTTGATGGCTGACTACCTTAGGAATGCTTCAGGTCAAGCGTGGTGCTACAGATGAGCGCCTACGACGAGTTTTATCAAATGGCCAAGGAGATGCTAGAGGACCCTGAAACCAGGTCTAGCGCGACCTTGAAGCTGGTTATTATGGATACACCTGTTGACAAGCCTTGGGCAGCAGGGCCCGGACAGGTCACCTCCTACCCCGTGTTCTGCTTTTACTACAAAGCGAAAAACTCGATGGTTAACGGTACTGTGATCCAAACGGGGCAAAAAATTGCCTTGGTCCAAAGCCCGTTGCCCGAGGCTTCCTTACGCTCTGCTCTGTGGGAAGATGCAAACGGTAAGCAATGGAAGATTAAAACAACCGAGCCAGTTGAAGTAGCTGACAAAGAAGTCTACACCAAAGTTCTACTGGGGGCATAATGGCAAGAGGATTTCGAGATCAGTTTGACGCAGCCACCTTGAAAGTTATGAAGAAGAAGTCCGCTGAAGCGAAAGCCCGCTTGATGGGGTTTTGCGCCGCAGTCGTCGACGACACTCCTGTTTTGACTGGGGCCTTAAAGGGTAGCTGGCAGCTTTTAAACGGCAACAACAAGAATTTTGATCGGACTACACCCCTGGACCCTAGCGGTCTAGTAACTAAAGCCCGCCTTCAGCAAAAGATAAAATATTTGCCGATTCACATGGACTGGAAGTTGACTTTCGGGAGCCCTGTAAAGTATGCGCACAAAATCGAGTTTGAAGGCTGGTCGCAGAAAGCTCCGCAGGGTATGGTTCGCAAGAACATTGCAATCGGCGGGGAGCGTCTCAAAGCGCTTTATCTTGGAGTATTTGAATGAGCTTCGAATGGGTTGAAGATTCCCTCAGCTCCCAACTTCTAGCAGGCATGGGGGAATACGCCAAGGACATTGCTTGGAAAAACTTGCCTTTTGAACCTGGCGATCGTAGTCTGTGGTTGAAATCGAGCATTGTGCCCGCGCTAGAAGGTGTAGCCACATTAGGCAAGCATGGTGAAAACGAATACCTTGGTTTCTTGCAAGTTGGTATATATCAACGCATAAACGAGGGTACTGTCGAATCAAAAACAGTAAGAGACTTGATCAACCGTCTTTTCCCTGTACCGGGACGGTTACAAGCACCTGAAGGGTGTATGCTCCGAATTGAACGTAAGACCTTTTCGTCTGGCGGTCAAACGTCGATGGCAGATTTGTCCGCAGGTGGCACTGAAACGGTATGGGACGCAAGCTATATCACAGTTTACTGGCTCGCTCGTGAGCCTAGATAGAGGAAGCAATCATGGCTGAAGGTTCACGTTACGCCAGTTACTTCGTCGCAGAGGCAACTTCTGGGGTCACTCCGTCCAACCCCACTTTGAAGGTGTTCCGTGCGACGAAGTCCGGTCTCGACATCAACATCACTGCTTTGCAGTCTGCGGAAATCCGTAACGATGCGGAGGTTGCTGATTTCCGTCTTGGCACCCGCCATGTCGCAGGTACCGCTTCTGCTGAGCTTTCCTACGGCACTTTCGACGATTTGATCGCTGCTGCTCTGCGCGGCGCCTGGGCGACCGATGTTGTCAAAGGTGGGGTGAAGCGTCAATCTTTCACTTTTGTCGACTTCAACGAAGATATTCAAGATCTTCCCTATACCGTGTATCGCGGTTGCGAAGTTAACACCATGACTATCAACGTATCTGCTGCCAACATGACTACTATCGAGTTCGGTCTGGTTGGCCGCACGATGGAACAGCTCGCAGCTTTGCCGGCTGGCTGGACTATCTCTCCGCGAACCAAAACGAGCCCGATGGACGGCTTCTCTGGCTCCCTCAGTTCGAACGGCGAAAGTCTGGACGTTATCACCGAAATGTCCATTACCATTGAGAACGGCATCGAGCCCCGCTTTGTTGTCGGTTCCAAGTTCTCGATCAAGCCGGGTGCCAAGCGTCGCAACGTCACGGGCAGTCTGACGGCCTACTTCGAGAACAACGCTCTCCGTTTGGCTTACCTGAACGAGCTGGAGCAGCTGATCTCTCTGGCGATCTCCGACGGGGCGGCTGGTAACACTTACCAGATCACCTTCCCCCGTGTGAAGATCACAGAAGCCCCGCACCCTGTCGACGGTGAAGGTGATATCATGCAAAACATGAACTATCGCGCACTGCTGGACGATGCGACCGCTTCTTCGATCAAGATTGAGCGTAAGGTGGTCGTACCTCCGCCGACAGGTGTGCTGGTAACACCAGCTTTCGTTCCTACAATGGCCCCGGCTGGCACCAAGCAGTTTAAAGCGACGGTGACTGGTACAACCAACCAAGCAGTAACCTGGACAGTAACTCCCGCAGGAGCTGGTACGATCAACTCGTCCGGTTTGTTTACAGCCGCTGCGAGCCCGACCGGACCTGCGACAATTACTGCCGCGACCGTTGCTGACCCGCTCGTCAAAGGTACAGCCCGAATCGACTCGTTCGCCTAAGAATTGTGGTTACAACAAAGGCCCTTCGGGGCCTTTACTTTTTGGTGTTGATCGTTGATAGTGGCTTAACACCTTTTTGGAGAAGTCACATGGCAAGTTTTAAAATCTACAACGTTCAGATCTCCGGCGGCGAAACAACAGTTGAAATCCCCGTTGTTTTCCCTGGCATGACGTCGACAGGTGAAACGCTCACTATCCGTAGTGTCTACAGCTCCGCCTTCCGTGAAGCACAAGCCAACATGGCCCGTCAAATCCAAGTGCTGAGAATGGCTACCAAAGGGGAGCCTTTGGATGAAGCTACCCTGGACGAGTTGGAGCGTTCTGCTTTTGCGAGTCTGGTTTCCGCCTGGTCTTTCGAAGAGGAATGCAATGCTGCCAACGTCGTTGAGTTCTTGCAAGCCAACCCGCACATGAAAGACCTCATCAGCGTGCAAAGCGCCAAAGACTCCCTTTTTTTCAAGAACAACGACAAAAAGTAATTCAGTACGCAACCCTCGACTGGCAAATGCACGTACCGCCGGTCGGGGGTAAGTCAACGCTCTACCACCAGCTTTGCAACATCCGAAAGCAAACAGGTAAAACCCCTCACCAGCTTCAAGCTTACGAAGACTCTAAACTTCCCGAAGAGTTGGCCTACATTTATGCTTATTTCCGGGACTTTTACAATGGCGGCCAATTCAGTTATACTGAGCTGCAATCCTGGCAAGCCTTTTCTAAAATTGAGCTCACTTACATTGAAGCCGAGTTGATACGACAGCTTTGTCTGGAGCATCAACACTTCACCTTCAAGAGACAGCAAGCTCACCAAGAATATCTTGTCAATAATCCGCCAAAGCCTAAGGGTAAGAAATAATGGAAGATGCTGACATTGTCATCCGAGTGCGCTCGGATGGTATAAAAGGTGCGGAAGCTGCCCTTAGGCGTTTGCGCGAAGCAGGCGTGCAGACTGAAACTGTTACCACTCGAATGGTAGCACAAACAGAACGTCTCAACCGCACTATGAACGGCTCACAAGTGATCATGAACACCATGGCTGCGACAGGTATGATCGCTTTCCTGGTGGGTTCCACTGCGGCTGTTGTAAACCTCAACGATGCTTGGACGTCAATGACGAACAAGCTGGCAAACGCTAACACAGAGCAAGCCCGCATGGCGGATTTGCAAGGGCGAGTGTTTGAGATCGCTCAGCGTACTCGCACGGACTTGGGTGCGACCGCCACCCTGTACGCTCGCATGGAAAGATCACTTGCTTCGTACAATGTAACAGGGTTGCAAGTCGCAAGGGTGACAGAAACGATCAACAAAGCGATGATTGTTTCGGGCGCGACAGCGGCAGAAGCGGGTGCTGCAATAGTTCAGCTATCCCAAGGTTTGCAATCTGGCGTCTTGAGGGGTGACGAATTCCGGTCTGTGTCAGAACAAGCTCCGCGTCTGCTCAAAGCTATGGCCGATTCCTTGCATGTAACCACAGGTGAGCTGCGGGCCATGGCAGGGCAAGGTAAATTGACCTCTGACGTTGTTACCCGCGCAATCTACGACGCTTCAGAAGCGATTGACAAAGAGTTCAACAAGACCACTGCAACCTTTAGCCAGCAGCTTGCAATGGCTAACAACAACCTTGTCAAGTTTGCAGGCACCAGTGCAAGCGTGTCAAGCGCAACCCACTTGCTGGGTACAACTGTCATCGGCTTGTCTGAGAACCTGGATACGGTTGCAACTGTCGCAGGTGTGCTTGCGGCTGTCCTTGTAGGGCGTGTGGTTACCGCTTATGGTGCCACTGCCGCTGCATCCATACAGTCTGCGATAGCTGCTGCGCAGGAAGTGGGGGCAGCCCAAGCGCTTACCTCCGTAAAAGTGCAAGAGGCTGCGGCTCGCGTTACTACTGCGCAAGCAACTTTAGCAGCAGCAAACGCTGAAGTGGTTGCAACTAAGGCAGCGTTCATGGCCGAGCAGCAAACCTACAAAGGAACCTCTGCCCTTGTTGCCCATTATCAAGCCAAGAACGCTGCCGCTGCTGCGACCGTAGAGCTTACAGCAGCCCAAGCAGCGTTGACAACTGTCACCAACACCCAAGTTGCCGCACAGACTCGACTGAACGTTGTTATGGCTGCTGGTCGTGGTATTATGGGCTTGCTAGGAGGCCCTGCTGGTGTCATCCTTATCGCTGCGGGAGCTTGGTACGCTTACAGTCAAGCTCAAGACAGAGCGACAGAGTCTGCACGCAACATGGGTGTCGAAACTGACACTCTCACCTCCAGACTTAAAAACCTCACCATTGAACAGCAAAAAGGTCTTCAAGTTGAACTGCAACGAGCAGAGTCTAGACTTAAGGATACTTTAAGGGAAGAAGCTTTAGCAATTCAAGAAGCTGAGTATCGCTTCAACGAAGCAACCAAAGCAACTAAAAACCTCACAGAAGGCAGTTTCCGTTACGAGCAGAGAATGGAAGCTGTCAAGCAACTTCAAGGCGACGTTGCAATTGCAGTTGCTGCACATTCCAAGACTCAACAAGAGTTAAACCAAGTACAACAAAACGCTCAAACTGTCACGGACAACCTCCGCAACGCAGTTACAGGTCTGGGTACTGCTTACGTATACACAGCAGACGCGGCTCTTAAAATGCGCACAGTACAAAAGCAAAGTGCAGACTTGACAAGAGCACTGCAAGCCCAAGGCAATGAAGCAGACGTAGCCAGATTAAGGCTTGCAGGTTTGACTGTTCAAGCTTCCCAGTTGCAAGACGTGCAGAACCGCGCTTCTAAGGTTTACGCTGAAAATAAAAAGTTTGTCGACGATTATATTGCTGGCCACATTGATGCAGCCGCTGCTGTTACTGAGGATCAAAAAGGGCTTGTCAAGTTCCTCGACATGTCTAAGCAAGCCGCGGAAGCGCAAGAGAAGCTAGCACAACAACGCAAAGACGATCGAGCAGAAATTCGCCAAAATCGTGCAGCAGAAAGATACCAAGATCAGTGGGATAAAGCTTACGAAAAAGCTGAAGCTCGCGGTCTGACTGCTGTAGATCGTTTGCGCTCTCAGCAAGCAGCTGAAGAAGCACAGATGCGCAAAAAAGCAGAGCGTGCTGGGGCGACAGAAGAGCAGTTACAAAAAGCGCTTACCGCAATACAAGTCAAGTACGACCGTGAGCGTGAGCAACTCGCAGGTGAATACAACCCTGCTTTGAAAATGAAGACAGCTTACGAAGAAGCTAACAACACCATTCGTCAACTTCAAGAAGCAGGTTTGTTAGACCTCCAAGCCGCGAACCAAGCACGCCTTGAAGCTGAGGGTAACTACCTGCAACAGCGCTTGCAGCTACTTCGTGATCAAGCTGTAACTGAGCGCGAAGAAATCGCGGGCATGTACAACCCTGCTCAAGAGGCTCAAAACGAGTACGACCGTGAACTGGCAGCACTGCAAGCCGCTCGCGATGCTCAGCTTGTGACTGAAGAAGATTTCTTGGATAAACGCCACGAGCTTTACACCAAGATGTATCAGCAACAAGCTAAATACCAGTCTCGTGAGCTTTTAAGCTTTGCTTCCAGCGCAGGAGACATGGCAGGGGCCCTTGCAACCACTCTTGAAGCAATGGGCAAGAAAAACAGCAACGCTTATAAGGTTGCATTTGCTGCCTCCAAAGCCTTTGCTATTGCAGATGCTAGCGTAAAGGTTGCCGCTGCTGTAGCACAAGCGCTGGCGGACCCCACTGCCCTTACGCCCTTGCAGAAGTTCGCAAACATGGCTGCCGTTGCTGCGGCGGGTGCTAACCTTGTGCAGCAAGTCACCAGCGTCGGTATGGCGCACGACGGTATCGACAACATACCTAAAGAGGGTACTTGGCTCCTGGACAAAGGGGAACGTGTTGTAGATCGTCGCACCAATGCCGACCTCAAAGAGTTCCTGAGTAATAACTCTGGAGGTGCGAGTTCAAGCACAATATACTTGACTCAGTATTTCCAAATCACGGGTAGCGGTGACGCTGCTTTGCGAGCAGCAGTAGAAGAGGCGGCGGAGCAAGGGGCGACAAGGGCAGTTTCTCGCGTACACGAGGACGCTCAAAACAACGGCCCGATTTATCAGACCATTCGGAGTTGAATATGGCTCAAACTATAAATTGGCCTGTTGACTTGATACCCAGCACCTTTTCGATCAAGCTTCGGACTAACACTAAACAGTTCACGAGCCCTTTTAACAAAGCTTCACAAGACGCTCATTTCCCAGGTTCCTCTTGGCAAGTAACAATAGGCTTCGATCAACTGGACGATGACGAAGCCCGCGAATTGGAGGCTGTTCTTTTCAGCTTAGACAATGGGGGCAGAGTGCGCATACCCGACTTCGGTCGCGCTGCCACCAACAGAACGGGGGTGCTTGTGTTCGGTAACGCCCAAACAGGAGGCTCGCTGGTAACGCAGGGCTGGCCTCCCAATGTGGTCAACGTACTCAGAAAAGGCGAATACCTGGAAGTAGGCGACGAGCTGAAATATGTGTTAGAGGACGTCAGTTCGGACGCTGCGGGGCGGGCGACTATCAAGATCGCACCCTGGTTGAGGGGCTCCTACGCCTCTGGGCAAGCTGTCAACGTAGCGTCGCCTTGCGGGTACTTCAAGATCGATGAAACTGAAACGGGGCCAGACCGCTCACCTGGTATGGTTAACAAGTTCCAAATCAAATTCAGAGAGAGCTTCTACTAATGTCAGTTTACATGAGTATATTCACTGAAGACTTTTTAGAAGCTCTAAGCCAACCTGATGTGACAGTTTGCATGGCAGTGGAGCTCGATTTTCCCTCCGGTGTGACTAGAGTTCATTCAGCTCTAGGCCCCCTCACTATAGGTGGGAACACTTATCTTGGGGTGGGTGCCTTGGGGGAAATTGGGGTCGTTACCGAGGACGGCACTCTGACTAGCAAAGGTGTTACTGTTATATTAAACGGCCTTGACACTAGCATCATCGGTACTGTTTTGAACGAAAAGTGTGTAGGTCGACCTGGTAAGGTTTTGTTTGCTTGTTTTAATTCACTCGGGGCTGTGATCTCCACCAATGTGCTTTATCAAGGTTATATATCCGGGAGCGGGATGACCGCAGGCGAAGTTAACGCCGTCAGCTATACGCTTGCTAACGTGTTTGAAAAGTGGAAAGAAGGCTTGCCTGACCGCTACACAGAAGAGTCACATCTTGCTAGCAACCCTGGTGACCACATTATGAGTAAGGTAGGCCAAATGGCCGAACGCCCAATTTACTGGGGCGCTAAACAAGACGCCTTACCTTTTGCGAGGTACTGATGAGAATCCAAGATTGGCCCACAGCCTTATTTCAACACATCGAGTCTGCTAAACAGAAAGAGTTCTCATGGGGTGAGCACGATTGTTGCCTCTTTGCTGCCGATTGCTGCATCGCACTATGCGGTAAGGACCCTGCGCAAGCTTACAGGGGCACATACACAACAGCAACAGGCGCTAAGAGAGCTCTTAGTAAGAACCACGGGTCTGTCGAGGCTGCCTTTGATGCAATGTTTGAAAGGGTAGACCCTGCTTTCGCACAAAGAGGAGATATTGTTGTCTTTGAAAGCGAGCTAGGGCTAACCGCTGGCATCCAAGGGGTAGATGGGGTAGTATGGTCAGTCAGCCTCAATGGGTTAGCAATCCTCAAACCAGAAGTCAAGACCTCTTGGAGAGTAGAATAAATGCCACCAGTCGCGATCGCTGCCGCTGTAGCAGTAGGAGCCGGGGCCGCCTTTGCGGGGGCCACAATAGCCACAGCCGTCGCGATTGCCTCGGTTGCGTTCTCCGTCACCGCTGCACTCACCACTAAAACCCCTTCTTTCGATAGCTACGCAAGCCCCCAAGAGCGTAAGCAAGTTCTACGTTCCGCTGCGGCGCCTAAGCTCGCAGTGTACGGGGAGGTTATGGGCTCGGGTGTGCTGTTCTTCGCTGAAGAGGAACCAGGCGAGCAAGACAAAGACGAACTTCTCCACATGTGCATCGCTATCGCTGGCCATGAGATTACAAGCATCGGGCAAGTGTACTTGAACGACGAGCCTATCGAGTCTTATGGCCAATACGCATCGTACGAACTGCACAACAATCGACAAGTTGCAGACCCTTACCTTCTTGCCAATTGCCCTAGCTGGGATTCAACGATGATCGGCAAGAATATCGCATTTGTTCGGGTAACGTTGAAGTTCAGTGCGGACAAGTTCCCCAACGGCATCCCCAACATCAAAATGGTCAAGAGGGGGTACAAAGTCTATGACCCACGCACAGGCAAGACAGCTTGGAGCGCGAACAGCGCCCTCGTCTATTTGCACTTCTTGAAGACATTTTGCGGGGTAGCCGACTCGGACGTCTTAGTCGAACAGTTTAAAAGCTGCGCGAACATTTGTGATGAACTTGTGGCCACAGCAGCAGGGTCTGGGTTTCGATACCGCACCCACGGTGAGTTCGATTTTAACGAAAGTCGTGTCAAGGTCATGGAAGCCATCTTGCTGTCTTGTGCAGGCGATCGCGTGTACACTGGAGGCAAGCACGGGCTCATGGTAGGTGCTTACCAAGGTCCTGCAACTTTAGAACTGCATAGCCGTCAAATCTGCGGTGACGTTCAAATTACACCCGAGACTTCTGAAAGAGATCGTTTTAACACCTACCGTGGCAAGTTCATCAACGCAAGCCAGAAGTTCATACAAAGCGACTTCCCGCCTGTTTCAGTTGCAGAATGGGTCGCAGAGGACGGCAGAGAAATCACGAAAGATATCGATTTTCGCTTTGTAACCGACGAATACCAAGCTCAACGTATTTGCGCAATGAAAATGCGTAGAGCTCGCGTGGGCGCCATTCTGCAAGTGCCCATGAACTACAGCGGCTTCGCTTACCGCCCTGGCAAAAACGTCAAAGTCTTCATCCCCGAGTTGCAGATAGACGGAGTTGAGTACAAAGTTGATTCTTGGTCCTTTAACGTCCAAGGCGGGGTTAAACTTATCCTTATCCAAGACAGCCCCCAAATGTACGGTGACATACCCGGGCAAGCTGTTGTCAACCCTCCTTTGACTAATCTGCCAAGCTCAGGGCCTCCTGCGCCAAGCAACTTAAGATACACTGCCAAGCCTGTAGGGGATATCGTCCAGGGCGTGTTGCAGTGGGGCAATTTCGGCACGCAAGTTGTAGACAACATCGTTAACGTCTACAAAGCGGGAGCGCTGCAATATAGCGTCCGCACACCCGCAAACGAGTGCGTCCTTACGGGCCTTGCTGCGGGCTCCTACGAAGCGAGGGTGCAAGCTATTGCAGCCAACGGCGTGGGCTCTAGCATTAGCACGCTAGTTTTCACCATTGATGTGCCTGCGACTCCGACCAGCGTGTCCGTTATCCCGGATAACTGGTCTTTGCAGCTGATCCCCAAATTCCAAAACCAGTTATCTTTCGGAACAATTTGTGAGTTTTTCTGGTCCACTGTCAATTTGACCCTAAACCAAGTAGAAGCCCAGGCAACTAACTTGGGGATGGGTGCCACATTAACACACTCAGGCTTACAACCTGACACAACTTACTATTATTGGATTCGCTCAATCAACGCTTACGGCAAGTCTAGTTTCTTTGCCTTGACTGCGAAAACAACTTACGACATTGGCTCCATCGTTGATGCCTTGGACGGCGAAATTGGCGCTGAACATTTACGACAAGATCTCAGGACAAGGATAGACGACAATGTTGCGGCAACCCAAACAGTTCAAAAAACTGTAGCCGACCTCGACGGAAAGATTAGGGCTAGCTGGTACACTAAAGCCCAAGTTAACGGAGTGGGCGGGGGTTTCGGCTTAGAAGTTGTAATGCAGCCAGACGGCACCCGCTTAGCGTCGTTTGTTGTAGATGCCGATGTCTTTGCTATTCTGTCCAGGGGTGTTGGCGCAACGAGCAAAAGACATCCGTTTGTAGTCAAAAACGGCACAGTTTACATGAACCACGCCATGATGGACACGGCCGAGATCGGCAACGTGATCGCCAAGTACATCAATGTGCAGCACCTGAAAGGCTCCCTCATCGAGGGTGGCTCTTTCCGTGGGGGGGATCTCTGGCTGGGGGAAAACGCCACCGGCCAGTTCGGAGCCTATGGTAAGAAGTGGAATGCAGGGATCGATTCCAGGGGGCGCATCTACGGCAGTGATGTCTATTTTTCCAATGGGACGTTCCAGGGCAATGTGCTGGCCAACTCCGGCACGATGTACAATGTGACCATTAAAGAAAACTGCAACGTGCTAGGGACTATATACGCAAACAGGATTGTCGGCGCAATAGACTCAAGCACCGTCAAATACTTCAACCCTTTCGGCCCAGTTATGCACAGCGTTGATGTTGTTTCAGCAACATACATAGAGGCCTACTCATCACCCCGCACGTTAACCATATTCACAGGGGTTGCAGTTAGAGTTACTCGGCAGGCAAGAGACACCGCTGAGAGATTTATCTCATGCCAGATTCAGGCATTAATTGGTGGAGCTGTTGTCGGCAGCGCAAACTTTGAGGCAAGAATACCATTTTCAAGCACACCAACACCATTGCAAACGGTAACATCTTCCGCGCCACTAGTTTCATGTACAATCCATCAATCACAAAGGCCGACTGTTTCCATTAGAGTGTTGGTTTTATCCCAAAATGCCGGTGGTGATAGCGGGGTTTTTTCAACGAGTCACTCGGCAACTTTCTCAACTAAAGTTACTGGAACAGATCAAGTGTCATAACAAAAGCCCCCGTAATGGGGGCTTTCTTTTACTTCACCAGCTCGCCAACAATCGCAGACGCGACCAGCCACTTAACCTCTTTGTATTTTGCCCCAAGGGCTGCCCCTTTTACAGCAAGGTGAGCCGCACTTACTTCCGGGCCAGGAGGGGCTGCGCGGTGTTGCGCTGTTAACATCCGCACGCCCTGGGCAGCATCTGCGAAAGCGACCCCGGTGTTTACAACTGCCCAGATCAAGCCTACAGTTGTAAGCATCAAGAACCAAAACCAATAATCGATGTCACGAAAGAGCTGTTTCAAGTTAAGCACCTTGAAGAAGCGAAATATTGTGGTCATCATGCGTACCCCATTTCGGCCAAGTAGCCGTTTGCTTTGTCAATGTAAATTTGATGGCACAAGTCCGCTGGAATACCTTCGACGAGTTCCATCATCGGAACCGCCTTGTCGCTATTCGCAACTTTGTTACCCGATAAAGCGTAGACCATTTCGTGCGTCTCGCCCTCCGAGTAATACCACCGAACAACCTTGCCCAGATAGTCGCCGTTATGGTAAGCCCCACCTTTGACTTGGCGCACCACCATAAACTTGCGTATGTCTGTGCAGTTACGAATAGTATCTTCTACTGGTATTCCTTTTGCAAGCTTGAGTTTAACCGCTTCAAAGATTATTTCGCCTGTCGGGTTCTTTTGCAAACCCGTTTCAGCAAACCAGCCTTTGGCTTTAACTTTACCTTGCTCACAAACCGCGACGTAGTTATTAACGTTTGCGGAATGCAATTGATCATAGAAGTTAGATTCCATCGCGAAACCTGTTCGCTGTTCCCACTGAGCTATCAACGCTTCGACTGTCGGCTCCTGTTCCAAGGCGTAGTCCAGGACAATGCCGTCCGTATTGGCAGACAAAACCCTGATGCCGTGCAGCTCCATTGTCTCGATCAACATAAGCAGCGACAGCTGGCCTGTTAGCGTTACCTGTATCAACATCTCCGGAGCATAAAACAGTGACCACATTGAGCCCAACTTGCCAAAGAAGCCGTTGATTACGATCTTGAGCGTTTGAGCTGTCGAGTTGTCGCCCGTGTGCTTGGCTTTGATACGCCGAGTAACGATCTTAGACAGTATGCGCAAACAAGCTTCAGTTAGGTGACGCGGGTATAGCTTTTCATTCAAAATGATGCTGGGGTAAAACGAAGTTACGTCAATATCCCGCTTGCGCCTGCCTTTGCGCTTAGGGTGAGACGCTTTCTTTTCGCTCGAGTGCAAGCCCCCGATGCCCATACGGTAAACGCCGTCGGCAATGAGGATCTTTAAGTTGTCTAGCTGCCAGGGCATTAGAACCGTGCCGTTTTCTTCGATTGTAAATTGGCAAGACTTGATCACGTTCACAACACTTTGCATCATCGGCGTTTGGAACGACATCCAACGAGGGAACTGGTATTGGAAGCGTTTACCCGGCTCAACAGGTGGCCTGCCCACTCTGCGCTTGAGGGCTGACATAAGCTCGCTGCGAATTACGTCTTCTGCAATTTGCGGGTCAGAACGGGAGCGAAGGTCTAACCCGTACTCTTTGCCCAAAGTGACGCGCAGATCTATATCTTTTTTGACAGCATTGTAGATGCTAATGGTGCAATCCAAGTCGTTGACACAGTAGTGACGAACAATCGCCATGTGGTTGGGTGTCAGCAACATGTTAGGCGGGAAGGGTAAATCTTGCAGACGCTTTTGATGCAAGCGTGCAGCCCTTACCTTCAGACCGCCAGCGCCTGGGCAAACTTCCAACAAGTCAATGTGGTCAAGCTTCAACCTCTTGAGTCCGTGCAACTTGAGGACGTCGCTGGGGCGGAAGTTTTCAACGATGATCATGTCGGTTGCTTCTTTGAGCTGGCCGTTGGTTTTGCCTGCCAAAGACAAAGTCAGAATAGGCTCGTCATACCCTATACCGTTAAAGGATACGATTGGCAAATTTGAAACCAGGTACATCAACCATTCACGGTTGAGCGGGCACCCTAGATACATTTCAAAGTAGATAATTTTGCCGCTAAGGATACCCTTAAACGCAATTAGGTAGTAATTAGGGTAACACTCAATGTCATAGACGTGGGGTTCTTTCTCTGCAATAGCCTTTTGCAAACTCTCCAGTGTGTGCATGTCGTAACGGGCCGAAAGCGCTTCTTGCAGCCCTGGCAAGTAGTCTGGTCGCTCCCACACCCTTGGTGGAGGTGTGCGTTTGACTTTCTCTTTTTTGACCTTCTTAGGAGCAGGCAGATCGCTCCAGAAAAGCCCAATTGCGTCAGCTCTCATAGATGTTGACCTACAATTACGCCTCTGAAGTTAGGGCCAAAGAATGGGCAGGGTTTGGGGTACAACGTCAAATCTGCGGTGTCCACATTATCTTTCAACAGCATGAGCATTTGCAGAGCGTAGCAGCCTCTCAGGCTTACGTCGTTCAAAGCACAGCTAGCACCCTCATTTTCGTCCATGTGGGTGCGCATATAGCCATCCTCCATGATAACCCGACCGTTGTCCGTTGCAAAAGGTTTCAGCCTGTCCATTGCGTCGAAGATAAGAGGGTCTATCGTTTGGGGGTTAGCCCCTTCGATGGTCAATATCTTGTCAATAGTAGAAGGCCACATGTTTTCTATCAGTGTGCTTTTCAACCAGCGCCCCGAGTCGTAGTGGAAAGTGATAGAGTTATCTACAACTTGAATGCTGTGTGGGGTTTCTTTGATTTTGACAAGCGCTTCTACCGCTTCGCTTGAAAGCACAGCATCCATCGGGAATGGCGTCCCAAACCAATATTGAACCATTGTGACGTTATTAGTCGCGTAGGCGCTGCCACCTTTGAGCAGAACGGACATTGAGAACCGACGAGAAGCATCGGTGCCCATGAACGGCAAAACGGTTGACAAACCTTTCAGCAGCTCCGCCCCGTTAATGGGGACGATTTCGCCTTCCGGCTCGGTGTGGGCCCCTATTTCGTCTGTGCAAGGGATGTTCGCTTTAAACCCACCGGAGCGCACAGACAGCTTGCCGCTAGGCAACAGTGTTAGCTGTGTAGCCTCTTCGCAGTTAGCTATCGCCTTAACCATGGGGATGGCTTGCGGCGCACAGTCGAGGGCTAAGTTAATGGGGGCTGCCAAGGATATTACCCCGTTGGTGCCGCGCACAAACCCGTCACGGATAAGGAAGTGCGTCGCCCCGGGTACGAAGGCGCGTTTGCCTACAGCAGCGGCAGCAAACTTCAAAGCTTCAAGCATCTCTGTCTAACCTCTCTTCCAAAACGACAACAGACTTATAAGGTTCGTGAAGATTGACGCTAACGACGTCAACAACCACGAAGGCTTTAGTGTAAAGCTCGTCGAGCTCTTCTAGTGTGAACAAGATAAAGTGTTTTCCCAGGTTACTAGCCCTCAGAATAACTCCTGGATTCGCGGTGTGAAAACTCGGGATTCCTTGTGAGTGTTAATACGATTAGCGATCTGCCGATAAGCCCACATGTTAAAGGTGGCCCGGGTTTCGTAAATTGTGGTTAAACGTTCAAGATCAAACCCGCTGTCTTCGATAAGCTTCTCAATGTAAGCCTTTTCGATAGGTAGCAAGTTCAAAACATGCTTACCCATGTCATGTATAGTCCCAGCCTTTTCGGAGACACGATAAGGCACCCCGTCTGGTGTAAACATGGACCCATAGGCCCCGAACTGTATCCAGGACGACGAGTCGACAGAATACCAAGGGTACCGCTCCATTACACGAACGGATGTGATACCAAAAGCGTGAAGTTTGGTCTTAGGACGGCCAGCTCCATCGATAATATAGCGCTCCCAAATCCTGTCGAGCCATGTGATGAGCTGCTCGACAGTTTTTCCAACCATTCCTCCGAGGGTGATATAGGGGTAGTTCGCGAGGTAGAACTCAAGATACCTTTCATCTTCCCCAAAGTGGAAGCAGGGAAGGGGTCTAACCCCTCTGGCTTCCATCTCCAATTGGTTTCGGTAGGTTTGCAAGGGGTCGCCGATGCCGTCAAGCACTGAAGCCATAACGACTCCGTCGTCTTTTCTAATGATATCCTCATTTTCTTGTATATATCGGCAGTACCCTGGGAGGCTAATTGTAGCTCCCATGTTCCAAGCGGAGAAAGCACCGGAGTCGAGGAAAACTTGAGCGCCGTCTGCACGCATTTCGTCGACGGCTTTTTGTCTGTGAACATAGTGATAAGATTCCAGTATGTTGGGTATAGTATCCACTATATTGGCTTCGCGCTCGTTCAGCTTAGGGTAGGTGCTCTGACCCTTGCGAAATCCGTTTGTGTACACAGCAGCAAGATATAGGTTCACTTCCGCTCCAATAAGAAAGGGCCCGTAGGCCCTTAGTATATAACAGCTTTATGCTCAGTTACAGGCTTGAGCAAACTCGGAGCGCCAGATCACCTCTTGCTGGGTGAGAGACGCCCCCCGCTCTTGGGAGGGGAGGCGCACAGCCCGTGTAATCGTGCTGGAGCCGCACACCTGCTTGATGCCACGGCTTTCCATGCACATGTGTTTGGCGTCAATATAGACGAACACAGCGCGAGGGTTGAGGTAGAAAGCCATGGCGTCCGCGATCTCGTTAGTGAGACGTTCCTGCACTTGCAGACGGCGAGAGAAGGCGTCGACCAGCCGTGAGAGCTTGGACAAGCCTACTATGCGCCCGTCGGGGACGTAGCCCACAACCGCCCGGCCAATGATCGGCGCCATGTGGTGTTCGCAGTGGCTATAGACAGGGATATCGCGAACGATAACCAGCTCATTAGCCCCTTCCGCCCCGTCCTCGAAGGTTTTGAACAAACCTGGGATGTCAACATCGTAACCGCCGAACCAGGTTGCAAACGCTTTTGCTACACGGGCAGGGGTTTCCTGGAGGCCTTCCCTCAAAGGCGTCGTGATACTCCCGGCACTACCTTCGCGAGCTTCGATAGCACACAAAAGCTGTTGCACTGCACTCTCGATGATCGGTGCGCGGTTCACAATACGGGCAATCTTATCCATGTGGTTACCTTATTTCTTGAAATGACGATACAGGGCACGAACAGCGATAATGATCCAGAAAATTTCGATCATGAAGCTGCCCAGGTTGAAGTGGAAGCACAAGCTGATAATCAGCAGTACAGCCCCCACCAGGTTGACAACATTAAACTTTATGCTGTCAGCCGACCACCCTTTCGGGCTGGTAACTTTGTAATACGCGAGCACGATGCAGATCATGCCCAGAAAACCTAGAACTTGGGTAAACATTACTTGGTGTACTCCACGTGACACTTGCTGGTTTCTTCGATGGTGCAGCTTACCAGCTCAACTCCGTGCTCGTCCAGCAGCATCGGGCCAACCACGTTAACCATGTGAGCGGCGAGGTTTTCAGCGGTAGGGTTGAAAGGCAAAGCTACCATAGACCCCAGAAAGTGATCGCGGCTGGAAACCCCTACGCTGCGCACAAGAGCTGGTCGGGTATTGTCGTCTTCGATCAGTTCCCGGATGCCTTTGATCAGGTTGTCTTTCTCCCAGTGCAGGAATTTGTGATCCCAGTTGTCCTCAAGCCACTGACACAGAGTTGATTTAACCACACTGAAGTCGATCACTCGTCCCAGGGAGTCCAAACTGACAGGAACCTCCTCCAAGAGAGGGGCAGTCACTGCGCCTAAGGTGACGGTCGCGCCCTTGTACTCGAGCTTTGTTTCGTGTTTAGGTTGAACCTTGAAACGAAAAACATAGTTGTGACCGTGCAGGTGGCGGCACTTGCTTTCATGACCTACTACGCGGTGACCGGCACAAATCTCGTGCGAGCGAATTACAGAATATGACATTTTAAATCTCCAGATTACTAGGTTTAACACCGCACACAGGCCAAACCCACACAACAGGTCTACCGCTTGCTAACGTTTCGCTTTCGCTCATTTCTATTTGCACAGACATACCTTTCTGGCAAGCTGCTGCTAGCGCGGCGTTAAGGTTACGAGCTGCCTCTTCGCAAGCCGCTTGCAGCTCTTTAGCTTCTTGAATTTTCATTTCGGTGCCCCGGGTGCTGTGATGCGTTTGTGCAGTTCGCCCGCTGCCGCCTCGTATTCCGGCCAGTCGCGGTTGATAAAAATACCCTCCAGTGGCTCTTTGCCTACAGCTTTGCGGTAGGTGTCTATCGTTTCTTGGATTTCTTCCAAGGCTTCACGTTGGTCGAGTGAAAGGAAAGCTTTGACGTCTTCAAGCTTCAGAACGACATACCGTTGTTGGAACCTTTTGTCTTTCATATCAGCCCTCGTTGAGAACAGGTTGGTTGCGCTTACGTGCTTCATAAACTGCATACAGTATCGCAGAGGCTGCAAACTTCGACAAGCTCATTGCCAGTATAGAGCCCCAGCTAGCGTACCCAATCAAAGTCAAGAACAATGCAGAGTCTACGGGCACCGCTACCAAAGAACTGATCGCGACCCGCTGGTGGAATGGCTTTTTCGTGATAGTGAAAATGGCGTAATCGAGCATCTCACTGACAGCAAAGGAGGCGACGGAGGCATAAACCACAACAGGGTCGCCCAACAGGTAGCTGATAACGCACGCGACAAAGATGGCCCACAAAACGTGGTGCCCTGCTGCCCGTTGCGCATAATCTCGCAACACAAACACAAGCCCCACAAACAGCGCCATCGCAGGGACAGGGCCCAGGGGAGTGCTCAAGGTGGGCAGGTAGCTGAAGCCCAGGTTAACGAAAACAACCATTGCCAAGTAAGCCAGAATGAAGTGCATAGTTTTTACTCTCTTGATAGTTAAGGGCGGGGCTAGGTTTCTTCTAGCCCCGGTGGGTTTACTTGTTGGAAGCGTATTCCTTGTAACCCGCTTCGCGCAGGTTACAGGCCGGGCACTGTCCGCAGCCGTAGCCCCAGTCGTGCAAGGTGCTGTGGTCCCCGTTGTAACAGGTGTGGGTGTCGTTGATGACGGTTTCCAGGATACCCACCTTTTCAGCAAGCTCGAAGGTTTCCGCTTTCGTGAGGTGCATCAGCGGAGTTACGAACTCGATGTCAGTTTCGTAACCTTCGTTGAGGGCGCATTGCAGTTGAGTCACGAAACCTTGACGACAGTCGGGATAACCAGAGTAATCCGTTTCACAGACCCCAGTCATGACGAAGTGGGCGCCTACCTTTTGGGCGAGGGCGTGAGCTGTGGTCAAGAACAGCGCATTGCGGTTCGGCACAAACGAAGCCGGCAGGTTGGCGTTTTGGCTATGCCGTTCGTTGACATCAGTCTGTTCGCTACCAGAAACCAGCGCACTGTTGCCCAGAGAACGCAGAGCAGGTATTTCGAAGACGTGCAGTTCAACCCCGAACTTGCGGCAAATCATCGAAGCACATTGCAGTTCAACGGCGTGCTTTTGACCGTAGCTGAAAGCCACTGCCGTCACGTGGTCGTACAGCTTCAAAGCCAGCCCCAGGCAGGTTGTGGAATCTTGCCCGCCGGACAACACAACAACAACGTCGTTGTTAAGCCCCGCTTTATTCCGCGGAAGCACTTTGCTCCCCTCAACGTGGAGGAGGCTTTCAACTTTGCTAACACGTTCGTGATTCATATCATTCTACCTTCAAAATTTTGTGAATTTGAAGCTGCACAGTGTAATCGTGCGCCATTGCAGTCAAAACAGTTTCTTCCGTGTTGCGCCCGTTGGCGATCGGGTCCTGCTCGTCCCTGGGCTGCACGTAAATAATACCGCCGAAGTATTTATCAGGTCTAGCGATGCAAGGGGTGGCCTGGTGGCCGAGCGCTTGGTAGGGGAGGCCATCTGAAGGGTCCAGGTTGCCTGCTGTAACCACATACTTGAATGCGTCAACGACCCCCGCAACAGAAGGGTGGAGCTTTGCAGTTTTTGGGCTGCAAACGACAGTCACCATCCCACTGAGGAGGGCTTCGTCGATCTTCATTGTGCCGTTTGTTTCGACTTGCACCTCCCAACCAGCGGCAATCAGCGTATCGAAAAGCGGGTACACGTTTTGACGGAAAGGCTCACCGCCTGTTACAACAACCAGGGAGCTTTTACCATTTTTCTCGCTGTGCTTATAGTTGATGTTCGCGAGGATTGTCTCGACGCTCATTCTCTCCCGCTGCGACGTGTAATCGGTGTCGCAGCCAGGGCATTGCAAGTTGCAGCCAGCAAGGCGGACGAAAACAGCAGGGCGGCCTGCGAAAGGGCCTTCCCCTTGGATGGTGTAAAAAATGGAGTGGACTTCAAGAGAGCCGGACTTGTTGTGGTCACGTGGCTCAGTAGACTGGGCGTTAGAGATCATTGGTTTGCAGTTTCCTTGTGGTAGATCATTAAATTGTAGAGAATAAAAAACGCCCACTTGGGGGCGTTTTTAAGGATATACGATCAACTGGGCTTAGTCCAGCAGACCTGCCGGCATCGGGGTAGCGACGCGACCGGTGATCCCGTTGAAGGTTTTCCAGCGGGCGTACTGGGTCTTGGCAGTATCCTTGTTCAGACCCTTGGATTCGGCAGCTTGCAGGGCGTAAGCCACCGGGACCGGCGCACCCATCTTGGCGGACATCGCGTCGAACAGAGCCCAGCACTGACCGCAAGCGGTATCCGGGCGAGGGCGGGTGATGCCGTTTTGCTGGGGCTGGGCGTTCGCAGCTTTCTCCGCTTCACGCTTGGCCTTGGCTTCAGCCTTTTCACGCTCCTTGGCAGCCTTCTTGGCTTCGGCTACTTTGGTTTTCAGCGGGTCGGTCAGATCGGTGATCTGTTTCAGCAGCTCAGCGGCGCTGGCGGAAGCTTGCGCCAGGGATTCCACGCTCTTGTTCGAGCTCGCCAGGGCTGCGATTTCCTTGGCGAGAGCCTTGGCGCTCTTGACGGCATCAGTGGTACCTGCGACGACCAGTTGCACCTGTTCCACGGTAGACTCTGCGTTCAGAGAAGCGACCTGGGTGCCAACAGTGGCGTGGACGCCTTGCAGCTCAGTGAACTTGACGCCAGCTTCTTCCAGGGCCTTTTGGCCTTTTTCTTGAGCAGCCTTGGCTTTCAGCTCGTCGTTGGCTTTTTTGGTGGCGGCAGCTTTTTCTTGCTTTTGAGCTTTAGCCTTTTCAGCAGCCTCTTTCTTGGCTTGCAGGGCAGCGGCCTTTTTTTCTTCCAAGGTCAGGTCTTTATTTTCCATTTCAATTCTCCAAAAAATCAGTGATGTATTTACTTTTGTGCGGACGGTGCAAACTTAGCAAAGGGATTTAATCAAGGCAACCGGCAATAAAACCATTTTTAAATATTTTTTCGCCTAGCCTACTTCCATACAGTCTGTAAAGCACTTTTGAACTGTATTACAGGCATGTTTTCAATAATCTGCTGTTCCCATTCAACCCCTTTATACAGAACTGGATTCTGCCAAAGGCCTTCTTCCATGTTGGGTTCTTTTTTACCCGCTTGATAAGAACAATAACCCTCAATATCCCACTCAAGGGCGTAGGCCGCTTGAGCTGCGACCTCTTCAGCGGCCAGGTAAGTCTCGTTCAGTTCATTCGCGTATGCAACCATGAGCCTTAACATTTTGTCGCGAGCAGGGTATTCGGCGCGAACTTCACCGGTCAACCCTATGTAAAGCATTTCAAGCTGAGGGTTGTTGTAACGATTAAAGGTATTGTGGTCAAGTTCAATAACGAGCGCATCATCCTTGCACATAATACAACCCAGGTCGCAAAGCGCCCCGTAATTGGGGTGCTTTGCAACAATTTCCATCTCTTCTTCGTTAATCAAAATAAACATAAGAACCTCAGAAAGGTATATCGTCGAAATCTTCTTCGTCCTTTTGTACTGAAGAGTTCATCGACTGGACTACGTTAACCATTGGGGTCGAAGCGTGCGCTGGTAAATATGCCTCGTCATCGTCGTAGCTCGTGCCGTGATTTTGCTGCTCACCGACGTTGTTGGACAGTATAGCGTTCTTGGTGTAGATCTGAACCCCAACGGAAGTTGTTTGAGCTTCCCTCTCCCCGAAACGCGAACCGTCGTAGCAGCACGCGAGAACTATAGGCCACTTGACGTTGGTGTGAACCCTAATCTGTGTTGGCACAGCGAGCTGGTTTATAACGTCCAAAGCATCGTCGACACTTGCAGGCAAAGGCAAGGGCGACCTTATCGTCCACCACTTGTAAGCTTTGCGCCCTGCCCAATCCGAGTGCTGCAAGCAAACATATTCGACGAACGTTTTGTGACCACAATAGTACGTCACTTTCAAAGTAGGCGGCTTGCTCCTGTCACCCCTGTTAACGTTTTTCTGGTAAACAACGTTTTCAACGTCGAACACTTCGATAACAGGCATCTGGTTTTTAACCAGCTCTTCGCTGCTGGCAGCTCTTTTCAGCTTCTCTTTAAAAGTGAACGGGGCGCCACAAAAGCCTATACCAGGCTTGAAAGCAGCGTCTTCTGCTGATACCCCACCGCAGAAGCGCCACGCAGGGTATTGACCGTCGGTGCCACAAACTTCACAGGACTTGTAAATAGGCGCACCACCTCCTTTTTGACCGGGCCGTCGGGGCACAGCAGGATCGTTGATAGGCCCAAGTTTGCGACTGTTGCCCGAGAAGTCCAGGACAAGGCAATTCTGTTTATCGCTAGCAGCAATTGCCGCTAACCTTTGCTCCCTGTCCGACAGGTCAAACCCAGGGGCGTAAACTGGGCGCGTGCCCCGGCCCAACATTTGCACCCACAGCACAGGCGACCCTGTAGGGCGAAGCATGATTATGAGGTCTATGTCCGGGCAGTCGAAGCCTGTTGTCAACACATTGTTATTGGTCAAAGCCATTAGCTTGCCCGACTTGAAGTCAGCAATAGCTTGGTCGCGCTCTTTGCCTCCCATTTTGCTATGCACCGCACAGGCTTTCACCCCGTTCTGGTTCAACAGCGCTGCGAAGTCTTCTGCGTGCTCGACCCCTGCACAAAACACCAGCCACTTCTTGCGGTCACCCGCTACAGCTAGCGCCTCGTTCAAAGCAAGTTGGTTGGCTTCAGCTTTGTTCACAGCAGCTTGCAGCTCGCTCGAGATGTATTCCCCTCCGCGCTTACCTACACCAGAAACGTCAAGCTGCATCTTGGTGCGCTTGGGTATCAAAGGCATAAGGTAACCTTCGCTGATAAACCAGTTGAAGTATTCAACGGAGGAGCCGTCAAACACAATGTGGTCAAACATTGCGCTAACACCAAGCTCTTCGTCACCTTCCTGGCGAACAATAGGACCGAAGCCCATTCTAAAAGCTGTAGCGGTAAAGCCAATGATTTTTAGGTAAGGGTTTCTCTCACGCAAAGCAGCAAAGAATGCCTGGTACATCGTTTGGTCTTTGGGTGAAATCAAGTGGCATTCGTCAACAAGTATTAAAGAGACGGAGCCAAACAAGTGTGCTTTCTTTGCGACAGAAGCAATCCCAGCGTAAATAATCTGGTCGTGGACGTCTTTCTTTTTCAAACCAGAAGAGTAGATACCCAAAGGGGCTTCTGGCCAGAGCTCTTTCAGTTTAGCGGCGTTTTGGGCGATAAGCTCCTTAACGTGCGTCAGCAACATGAGCTTTTGCCCAGGCCACCACTGGCAAATAAGTCTCATAAACTCTGCCAGGCAAATGCTTTTACCTGTGTTGTGGTGGACAATAAAGTCGCTTGTCAAATACAAATGATCAGAGTCCAAAGTAAAGCCATAGAAGTCATCTTCAGGTAAAGCTTCTATTTCCAAGCCTGTGCAAAGAACATCTTTGATCTGTTTGCGAGGAGACGCCTTCTTATAGCCTAGCCTAACGGGTATAAGGTCGATATCCCCGCTCAAACAAACGTTGTAAGCTTTGGATATAAATTTGCCGTTCAATGTTGCATCTTTTTCAAACAAAGTAGCTTGCAACCCTAAGCTACGTGCAACAAATCGAACACCTTCCGAAAGGTCTTTGGATACACTTGTGAAGGTGTAAGTATTCGATTTGTCGTAATACCCATCTGAATCTAAAAGCCCTGCGAGCAACTCGAGACGCTGCTCGCGGCTTGCCACCTTGTAACAGTCAGGGATGAAGTGAGTATAACTATTAGAGCCCCATAAACCCAAGCTATCAAACGCTCGTGTGAAACGGTTACCTTGCTCAGTGGGGTCTGAGATATACGTGTACCAAGCCGAGTCGTCCTTCTTACTCTGTTTAGCGACACAGAAATTTTCTTCTTGTGCGTAAGTTTCCCACTCTGCCCAGATCTCCTCTTCGCTGCCTGTATAGCTAAGAGTAGCAGCGTTAAGGAAACCGTCGCCCAACATAAGCCCGAAGATATACGCAGGGACGGGTTGGGCTGCCTGCGGAAACTCGACACCTACCCTGCGTAGCTTACGAATATGCTGGAACCAGTTCGAACCAAGCTCGTATTGGTTAACTGTCACTGTTTCAATTTTACTTTCAACACCACGACCAGTCGCACAAACTTTCATGCTCAGCTTGTGGTCACGGTTAACAACAAAAGACTCCCCTTTCGTGGGTGTTATGCGACGCATCTCTTGCCGACCTCTCGCCAAAGCCAATACGTTGCGAGGTTTGCTATCAGGACCCATAAGCTGGTCGCCAACTTGAACATCTTGAACCAGTTTAATGGAACCGTCAAACATGAGTATTTCGGAGTCCTTGGCGTGGCACCCCGTTGGCAGAACAACCACGGGATTGCCTGCTTGAGATTTATGCTTGTCAAAATACCGAAAAATGCTGTAAGTCGCTTCAAGCTGATAGTCACGGGGTTTGAGCATTTTACTTACCGTAATAATGGGCCATTTCGTAATGACTGCAACCTTTAAGTTGCTCCTCGACGTCAAGTGTAGCATTAACCACACTGTGCCGACAATGCCACTTGCCATCCTCTTTTGCTATCGAGTATCGGCAGGTGCGGCAGTTTCTCAAAGGTTCTTCACCTCTGTAGCAAACACCCGCAAAGTCGCACATCTTGCATTCGAACCAGCTTGCGCCTTTATTGCTTAACCCAACAGGCGCTTCGTCCGCCCCTGCAATTTGATCGGCACGGTCGAGGAAGTGCATTGCCACCACTTCATCGTACATCACAATTTCAGCATAGATCTCGTCTGTGTTTTTGTTCGTTGCAAGGTAAAGCGATGCCCGCAAGTCCATCTTGTTCATGTAAACTTGCTGCTGAACATAGTGCATAAATTTGGATTCTTGCACCCCTTCTTTCTTGAGCTTTAAGAAGGACTTTTCGCCATGCGTCTTCATTTCAGACAAGATAGCGACGTTCGGGTCTTGTAAGTCCGGGCAGCCTACAACTATGCCGTCTGTAGCTGAGCCAACGTGACCGCCGAAGCTGCTGATGCGAAACTGCTTACCTTGCGCGTCTTGCTGGTATACCTTCATGCCTGCTGTAAGTAAGGCGGCGATAAAGCGACCTTCCTCCATGTGGCCACGGTTGAAAAGCCTTAAAATACGACCAGAATGTTTACCCTTGATCACCCAGCGGAACTGGAAGAACAATTTCCGAGCACAAGGGTCGCCGATGGTGCTCAAGCCCAAGTGGCTTCGTGTCCCTTCGCGAGGGTCGAAAGCATCGCTGATTGTGGGTATAACTCGCCCCAACCATTCACGATATTTAGCACCTTGGTCTTTCTGAATAGATTGTTCAATTGCGGCCATTGTTTTTTCGGCCAGATAAATGTGAGCCATAGTAACTCCGAAAAATAAGGCGCCCGGAGGCGCCTTTCAGTTGTGTCCGAGGATTAAGCCGCAGGGGTGCCTGCCGGTACCTGCCAGGGCGGGACAGCCGCTTGTGCCGGGTGAGCGGGCTCTGCTACTGCGGGAGCGGCGGCAGCAGCGGGAGCGGCGGCAGCTTGCACAGGTGCCACTTCTGCGTTAGCCCAAGCAGGCTGAGCAGGGGCAGCGGGTTCCGGGGTAGCTGGGGCAACAGGTGCAGCTGGAGCAACCGGGGCAGCTTGAGCAGCACGCTCGATCGCGAGCGGGTGGGTCGGGTTCTGTGCGACCCAGGTGCTGATCTGCTCAGGTGTCCAACCTGCAAACGGGTCAGCGACGACCGGAGCCACAGGAGGTGCGACAGGTGCGGGTGCTTCAGCAGCAGGTGCTTGCAGAACCTGGGGCGCTACTGCCGGGGAGGCTGCGGGTTGCTCCCAGGGTTGCACAGGGGCGTTCAGGATAACTGCCGGGGCGGCAGCAGGGGCAGCAGCAGGGGCAACCGGAGCAGCAGGTACGGCAGCAACCGCAGGGGCAGCAGGCACGCCAGGGAAGCTTGCAGCACTGGGCACGCCAGGGGCGACAGGGGCCGCAGGGACGCCAGCAGGTACGCCAGCAGGAGCGACAGGGAAACCGGCAGCAGGAGCAGCAGCTTGACCCGGGGCAACAGGCTGCTTCGCCAGATCGTGGTAGTTTGCCAGGTTGTCGAAGCCTTGAGGTTCGTTGCTGTCGTCGTACTCTTCGCCAGTCTGCTCGTTCTTGCCACCTTTGCGAACCTTCAAGCGGACGTAGAGCTCACGGTTGTGAAGCTGTTCGGTGTTAGTCCAGCTGGGTACGCCAGCAGCGACAGACAAGCCCGCCAGTTGCTCGTTACCGATGCGGACGGCTTCTTCGGAGGTCGGGTGGGCAACGTTGAAGCCCATGAACACTTTACGACCCTTCGCCCATTCCGGAGCGGTGATGGTTGCGACGAAAGTGAGACGCTGGCCACCGGCAGTGGTAGCAGCGGCAGCAGAGTCGCCCAGAACCGCTTTGTACCAACCGCGAGGCAGGACGTCATATTGCGCTCGTGGCGCATTGTGTTCAGCAGCATTGAAAGTAAACAGAGCCATTATTGAATACCCTTGATTTTATTGATGATGTAGCCGAGATGCGGATATTCAAGTTCCGCAAGCCGACCGGACCGGTCTTTTGCAGTATAGCTCGGGTCAGGAGCTGTCTGCAATACTCGAGTTTTTCCACCTTGCCCGTCGGGGACGGTTGTGTAGCGGAAAAGTTCATCGAACAGGTACGGAAGTTGAGGCCCCAACTTCTGACCTGGCATGGACGGACCGAAGTATTTAGCCCCAGTTTGTTCGTCCTTGTCACTGCCCATTTTAGCGCTCATGTAAACATGCTTGCCTGGGATGTCGCGGAACTTTTTGATGAGGAGGAGAACTTCATCCTGCATCTCACCGTAAGCTTTGCGAGGGTCCTTATTAAGCGGTTTAAAGTGCGCCAGTATTTTTTCAGCAACTTCAGAGATCGAGTCAACAGCGATCGAATCGAAGTGTTGTTGCATATCAGGGTGGGTACACCAGTTATAAGCATCTTCAAGGTCTTGTAGCGTACTTACAACAAAAGTGATAACGTCTCTCGCGTAAGGCTGGCCAGTAGGTTGCCAGACGCGATCGAGGTTGTTGACATCCAGGGAAAGTGTTCCGCTCTCTGCGCTAATGAGCACAGGGCGCGGGAGTGTGGCCAGCAAAACAGTTTTACCGACGCCAGCTTCACCGTAACACAGGATTTTTACACCTGCATCTACTGCAAGCTGACTTGACATAACAGGAGCTAACATTTCAGGCCCTTTTAGTAGAATGGGTGAGCAGTGTATGCTCGTTGGTTTGATCTAGCAAGTTTAACCACATTGCCAGTGCATTATTTCCTATTCACTTTCTTCAGGCAAGATGTCATCCGAGCTGCGCCAGCACAAGAAACGACCTTGGCGTGGCTTGTTCAAAACACCCTTGGGAAAGTGACGATATTTGACTATGCGCCCTTCTGCAATAGCTTGCTCTTTCTCGTTCCAAAGAGCAATCCTTTCCGAGTGGGAAAGTTTACCCGGGCCAATTCGAACCACTTCACCGTCAGACAGACGACGAATTTCAAGCGCCCCTGACATACCTTTGCCTATTTTGTTTTCTTGGTGAGAGCTTCGCTTAGTCAACCCCTGCGCGTCAATGGTCGCCTCATTAAGGTTTTCCATTGCTTCGTGTACAACAACCAAGACGCCTTCGGTGTCCTCGTAGGGCTTACGTCGTGTGTAAATTGCCTGGCGTTCTGTAGATTTACCCCACTTGTAGAGCCCATCTGGGTCGCGCTGGATTATCCCTTCGTAACCCATATCAAGCCATTCAGCTTCCGCCTCGTCAAACTCTTGCAGGCTGTAGATTTCCCGGAAAGGGACTACCTTGACGTGAGGAAGGTGGCCATTGGCGTGGCAAGTCTCCACCCATTTCGCCAGCATAGCGTAACGCTCACGGTAGGGGAGGTCTTTGACGCTAGGGTCACACAAGTCGAAAACGTGCCACATTACTTCAGGCTCGCCTTCCTTGCTCATTGTTGCGGACGTTGTTTTGCGGCACAAGTCGTCATCCGTTTCCAACCCCGCTGCAAGCTCGCCGTCCATTCCCTGGCAAGCGTTATCGCTAAAGCGCTCGCGTGTGTACAGGTTAGGCATAAGGGCGAGCGTGCGGGTAAGCAAGGTGCCGTACGGATTGAGCCCACGCACCCCGTCGATCTTCGGCATAACCCACGTGGGGAATGTCAGTTTAGAAGTGTCGACGTTGCACGCTCGAATAGCGCGGAATGATGCCATGTTTCTTCTCCTTGTAGTTACAACAAAAAGGGCCTTGCGGCCCCTCATTATTCTGCGCCTTTCGGTTTGACAAACTCGAGCGTAGGCGAACCAGGTTTACTGGTAATGCACTGGTCAACGACCAGTCTTTGCTCTTCTGTCAACTTCTTGTAGAAGGCGACTTTCAAAGTGAGCTTCGTTTCAGCCAGTTGGTCCGTGTCGATTTCCAGATCTTTGAACTGAGTAGCCAGGTTGGTGTACAGAGGGGCGTCGATGCTTCTGTCGATCTTGTGAACAAGCTTCAGTTTGTAGCCCGCCCCCAGCTCGTGATAGTTGGTGCCTTCTTTCGGAGTGGCAAAGAAAGTTTTCACAATCTTAGCACGAAGAAGGGATTCACGGGCCTTGGCTTTGGCCAGCGCCAGCTTCGCTTCGTTCCATGCCATAATGTCTCGGTCTGTTGCTTTTTCGAAGTTATCGGCAACAAAGTTGTGGTCTACCATATCAATCTCCTACTTTTGTTAGACGCCTTTAGTATACAACACCAAAGGCGTCTTTCCAGTTGATTATGCGTCAGTGGAACCGAAACCGCCCTCGCCCCGCTCAGTCTCGCTCAGCTGGGGCACCTCCGCAAAGCTTACCTTGTTGCGCGGGGCTAGCTTGCCCTGGCAGCAGGCTTTACCTTTGGGGATTTCAAGGGTCTGATCCCCGTCGTTGCGAAGCGACACTTTCAGAGGCCCCCGGTAATCTGCGTCAATCAGGCCTACGCAATTCGCCAAACGTGTTTGGTAATTGAAGCCGTGACCCGATCGACTGTAAATTTCCATTACATAGTCAGCAGGCACTTCGAACGCCAGCTGGAGGTTCACTTCCGTGTAACTCCGGGCAGGAACGATAATGTCGTCCAATGCGTAAAGATCGAAGCAACCAGCGCCTTCAGTTGCATAAGTGGGTTCTACGGCGTCGACATGCAGTTTTACATAAGGTACTTGGATCATGTGTGTTGACCTGTGTGTTGGATAAAGTTAATTGCATGTGCTCTGAAAATTTCCCTGAAATCTTCAAGCTCGATTGTGCAACGAATTGGCTCTTTTCTGATGTAATGTTGGAACTCAGCAACATCGTAAACAGCAGGGTTAAGGCACATCACAACCTTCCACCCTTTACGTTCAACCTTGTACATTAAAACAGGTATTCTGCCACTCTCTGCGGCAGAAGATACGCATTGCTTCCACCACACATTTACCTGCAGGGTTGCGTGGTTTTTGACCTCAACGGCGTAACGGCAAGTATTGTCAATATCTGCACCACCTACTGCGGATTGATTTTGCCGTCTTTGGGCAATGGGTTTTGGTGGCAAGGGTATGCCTAGAAGTTCATGCACCTCCTCATAAATATCGTTAAAAAATTGGACAGCTTCACGCTCAGCTCGCTGCCCTTTATCACGAATATTTACCATTCAAATTCAACCTCTCTTGTACAGTGCTGACAGTTGCTCAGACATTATATTTCTCCTTGAGCGTGACCACAATATGTTCCGACAGTTGTCTACGCTTCGCTTCATAATTAACCTGCAAAGCTTGGCTAGCTTCTTTTGCGAAAACCAGGTCAAACTGGGTAGCTGGCGAGCCTTTGTGGGTTTTCAGCCAAATAGGGTAACAAGGGTTCCCGCTGTAATCTTTCCAGCTGTAAACGGCGTCGTAAAAGATCTCCAAATATCTTACAAAGTCGGGGGAGAGACCCACGACGATACCTTTGTCTGACACGTAGCTGTAAACGTGGCCGCACAAGCCTTTGTGCCTCTCAATGTGGTCAGCTTGCTCCAATGCTTCTTTGATATAGATAGCGATAGCTATTTGGACGGGTGAAAAAGTCATAAAAGAACCCCCATTAGGCGATTGTAGCGTCGTAGATGCAGTCACGCAAAGTCGGGAAATACTGCGAGACTTGCCCGCCTTGCAACGATGACCAGTAATACCAAGGTCTTGCGCTAGAAGTAGGGTAGGCCTTTTTGATGTAGCGTTTGATCTGAGTGCCGTTCTTTTCCAGCGTAACCCAACGAACCTTCAGACCAGGGTTGTAATGCACTTTGTAAGTAGGTGTGTAAAATTTCATGATGTTCTCCTTTGAGCGGTAGCATTGCCGCTAAGACAAGTCTACTACCGCTAAAAGGATCATTCCACTGATTTTACAGACAAGGTGAGTGCGTCCACATCGTTTACGACCCACAGAGTCGCCCTGCATGTTGAGGTAATTGTTTTCATTTCTTGCAAAGCTTTACGCTCGTGGGGTGTAACGACGTTCAGCAAACCCTCTCGAACCATTTCGTTGAAGGTTCTTTCCAATGCCTGGGACGGCTTTTCCTTGGTAGCCTTCTCCAGGCGCTGGAGCTGCGCAGTACAACGGCGGGCAATGACACCCAGGTTGATGATGTTGGCTTTGCGAGACGCATCCCACATGTGCTCCTGGGGACGGTTGGAAACGTCCGTGTTCAGGTAAAGGATAATCGCTTTGACAATAGCTTTGCGAGTCTTGTCCGCGCTAACTTCACCAATCTGGCCGCTTTCGTGCTTGCTAAGCAAAGCCTTGGTTTGGGTCATTACATATGACTCGCACCACAGCAAGTCTTCAAGGGTAATAACAGGGTTGTGTGGGTTGTTCATCGCTGCCAGGGTGCCTGTCATTCGTAGAGTTTTTTCTGCAATGCGGTTGTAAAGTGCGCGAATTGTATCGTCTTCAATCTTACCCTGGGGGCCTAGCTTTTCATCAACAAAGTCGCAAATCCGGTCAAACGCTGCACGGGCTTCGGTAGTAAAAGGAATCTCGATCGTAGGTGCGTTCAAATCTGCGCACTCACGACCTATAACGCGCAACCTTTGATATAAGTGGTCGGGAACTGCAATATCTCGACCGTTCTTGTTACGCTCACCCCTGTAATCGTCACAAATCTCAATGTTGAGTCGAGACATGAAGCCGCTTGACGCTTGGGTGTCTGACATTGCTTCCAACAACTGGTCGGGTGTAGTTTCTCCCGCGAAACTGGGGGTCATTGCCCCTACGTATGCGAGCGTCTCGCTAGTTTCGCTCGTTTCTTTACTGGAATAAAGCAAGTCTTCAGGCCTTGCGTTTACAGTTGCGTCGGAGTAAGCCGTGAGCCAGAAGTCCGACATGTCCGTGTTGTTCTTATCTGTCTTGTTCTTGAGTGAGTTAAGCATACTGCCGCACTCACTCAGGTAATACAAGCAACGACCCGCTTCACGTGCGTGCTTCATGAGAGCAGCCCCAGATCGAATCTTTGCAGCGGTAATGAACTCACGTGGCATATCTTGCTCTTTATTGATTAGGTCGCGCAAAGCCCTGAGTGAGCGCTTAATCGTGTCCTTACCGATCCCAGACTTACCCGCAAAGACGTAATAAGCGTTCAAGTGGTTACCCTCGACCGCATAGCGCTTGGAAGTCAGGGCGGTAGAAAACGCTAACGCTGTCAAAATAGCAGAAGACTTCAAAGGGTATATAGAAGTCATGTAAACCCAGCGAGCTATTTCACCAACAATGCCGTGGGGGAAGTCGTAACCTTTTGCTTCAACATCGTACTGCTTCTGGTCAAGAGCTATTTGCTGTTGCGCCTGGGCGGCAGCTTCTTTAGCTAGTTGCTCGTTCATGACTGCCACGTTGCGCTTCATTTGCTCAACCATGGCGTCCATTTCGGCTTTGCGTGCTTCTTCTTCTGCGTGCATGTAAGCCCGCATGTTGTTGATCGTGCGTAGAAGATATTTATCGTCTACCATAATCTTGTCTTTTTGCCCAGGCTTAGGACCCCTGTTCGCTAAAGCAGAAGTCCGGAAGATGCGCATAACCTGGGCATTGTTCGGGGAAGCTTTACACAGGAAGTTGATAAGGGCCCCATCCGCTTCAGAACCTGAAGGGTATCCGTAAGCAGCAGAAAGGTCGGCAAGGGGTAAAACCATCAAGCCTGTGAAAAGTTCATGGTTATCCCAGTCAGCGATATCTTCTAGCACCTCTTCGTCTGACTTTTGCTGAGGCTGATCGGGAACTGTGGTTACAATGCGAGCCTTGGCGTCCAGGAAGGGTTTCAAATACTCCAGGATGCCGTTGCCTTCCGAGATGGGGGCGTTTATGTGGACGTTACCGGTACACACAATGAAGCGCTCTTGCGAGTAGCGCTCCAGGGAAAACTGGCTAGAGCGGCGCCCCTCGCCTTCGTTAGCCCTAAGCCAAACATGAACCCCCTTACCGCTAGCTGACAATTCAGTATAGGAGCCTGCGCGATTGACAATTTGCCCGTACCATTCCAAATACTCGGGAGGAGTGTCCTCTTTAACGTCAATGTCGAGGACCGTGTAAGGGTCTGTGTCGGTTAGCACAAACCCAGGTAGCAAACCGGTTGACGCTTCACAAATGGATAAAGCTAGTTCAAAAGACATCCAGGTCTGTGGGTTAGCGACGGAGGCCTTTTCCAAAGGTTTCTGAAATCCAGGTTGCCAAAGCGGAATCTTTGAAGCATCAGAGACAACCCATTGCGGCAATTCTTTTAATTCGTCAGGAAAATGATATTCGTCAAATTCTGTAGTAAACGGAGTCATGTCGCGCACTCTTATAGGACTCGGGCCAGCAGTATAGCGCCGGCCCCTTGTTTTAAGCAATTAATGACCACAATACGGTATTAACTATCTCTCCAGCTGATTTCCAAACCCATATCTACAAACTGGAGTTCTTTCCAGTATTGCTTGACAGAAAAGCCGCTCGCGCGAAGGTGGTTTACAGCCCCTATCACTTCATTGTCTGAAATGAAAGTGTGCAGTCGAATGCACTGAGCGTAAGGCTCTTCTCGCACGATAACAGAAAAATAACCTTTCTCGGCAGCTTCCCTTACTTTGCAAATCAGGAAATCAACGTAATCCATTTTAGTCTTATTTTTGACTAGCAAACGTGCATCGTCTGCGGTAAAATCTTTCATTCTGCATTCTCCTTAGCTTGTGCTAGCTAATCTTTGACTTCACGCAGAGCCTCGCAGCTCCTTTTAATTTGCCTATTCATTCTCCAAAGACAGGACAATCAAGTTCAAATGGGCCCACATAGCTTCCAGGTCAGTTGGGTTGTCCAGGTCGAACATACCGATGTTGAACTCCGAATGCCGCCCAGGCAACACATGGGCAATCTTCTGAGTCATGCCTGTGCCACCTTCTGTTGGAGCCCCTCCAGGAGTCCACAAGATAAGCAGATTGCTCTTGCGGTCCAAGTTATCAGCGGGCCCTATCAGCTGGTGAACGTTCCTGGCGTGCAGCTCCAAATGATCAGGCGCGAGACCTTTGCCTTTGGGGTGTAACGCTCGAACCAGCGCTTTCGCCAATGGCTCGCTGCCTACGTACTGGCGAGCGTTAGGGGCTTCTAACGTCCCGCCTTTAAGCCCTTTGCTTTGGGAGTTACTAGGGCAAAACAGCTCCAGATAAATGCTGCAATCCTGTTCAGGGAAATTGGCTTCCGCCCCTTTGCGAAACGCCAGGTCGCACCCGCTGCTAACAGCGTCGGAGCCTGCACCTGTGCGCAGCCTCCACTTGCGCTTAGCCATGTGCGCCCCAATCTGCTCGCACACCTCCAGCACCTTAGGAGGAGCGTTACGGGGACCTATGCCTGTGTAGATCATCATTACCAGTCTCCTTCTATACTTGTGACCGGGTCAATTGGGAAATAGTCCCAAGCAGAGACAGGCCAGCGGCACTCGAGAGTGTCTCCCTTCTGGTGAACCAAGAGACCGACTTCCGCAAAAGTACCCCGCAGATACTTGAAGTCGACGTCGGGATATTCAGCAAGAGACAGTGAGGCGGTGGTCGGCTCTTTTGGCGAACCACTTCTGTGTACCTCTAAAAGGTTCAATACCAAAGTGCTAATAGCCCGGCAGGTATCCCGGTTGGTAGGTTTGTGTTTCACTTCAACAAGACAACCGAAGCCTTGCATCTTATAGCCCTTTTGCCGGAGGTACTCAATCAACTGCATAGGCGTACCAGGCGCAGGCAGAGTGGTTGGCGGTAAAACCCCCTTGGGCGGCATAGTGGGCTGGGCAAAGCTGGGGTCAACGTATTCCAGGTCTTTACCGAGCGAATCTGCAATCTTCTTGCGCTCTTCAGGGGTTAGGGGGTGGCCTTTCAGAAGCGCTTTAGCTTCCTGGGTCAGCAGTTCGGTTTTACCCGCGCCACGAAAACCTTCAGCAATCCCGTCGTCAGGGCACCAAGGCGTAGCTTCTAAGCTCTTGTGTTTTGCTATTGCACCTTTGGGCCAAGTGACCACAGTGTGTACATAAGGAACCCGGTGTGGGCCGGATTCGCATATTATCTCGAGCTCGGACTTGGTGTGGAAGCGGTAACCTGCTTCAGCCAAAGCCTTGAACACCTGGCTCATAAACAATGGACCCGTACGAATGTCGTTCTTGTCCCAACCCGCGAACTTTTCACTGAGCAACGGCACCCGGTTGTGCCCGTTGGCGGCAGCGTGGCGGATAGCAGTTTCGATTAGAGTCAGGTGCTGTTGAATAGCGCGATCGTCTTGATTTTCCGGAACACCGGCAGCCAGGAGACTTGCACTTTTAGCTTCGAGGATGTAAGGCATGATTAAATCCTTGTGGTTACAAATTAAAAGGGCCTAAATGGACCCTTTAAGTATAGGATACTTATTAGATCACGACAACGAGTACGCCGTAGGTGCTGCGATCAAATATCAGTACGTCCTTGATGCCACCCAAATTGAGCAGGGCCTGGCAATAGCGCAAACGAGCCATGTAACTGCCAGACTCGTCTTCAGGGTCTCCCAGTGTGTCTTGGTGGTCTGTGTCGCAGGTCATTGTAAAGCACGAAAGACCTGCCCCAATCAGGTTCTTCAAGTTGCGCTCCAAGGCTCTGCGCAGAGCTTTACGGTGCTCGGATACGCTGATGGGGCGAGCCTTCGTAAGCTCTTCAAACTTACCGGGAAACTTTTTAGTCAATGTTTCGCGGAAGCCTGCAACTTGGGAGCGTTTAGACGCGAGGCGAAGCTCATGGCGATCTTTGATAGTAGAGATTGAAGAGTCCAGGTTTTCGATGCAGTCTTCAGCATACAGAGTTACATTCATGACATTTTCTCCAGATTACAGGGAGCAGAGGCGCTCACCCAACGAATACATATTAGCCTGTTGGTGGGGCTTCACGCCAGTTGACACTTCGATGTCTTTTGCAGTGTGACCCTGGTTGCGCAGATGATAAACCTGGCGAGCCTTGATACGGTTCCACATGACTTTACGTTCACCTTTGTTCATATTACTTCTCCTTGATTTCGTGTGCGAGCTGCAACCCTTTAAGGTTCACGCCCTTGAATGACATTGAAAAGAACTTGTGCGTACTTACGTGCGTAATTGTAGCCAGTGCGTGCCTGTCATCGCAAGCGTAGCGCCACGCAAAGCCACCGTGCATGTGGTCAATCCGCTTACCTTGCGCCGCCAGGATAACGCTGGAGTGGTCGAACCCTTCTTCTGCGGCAGCATAAGCTGATCGGAACCGGCGAACAGAAGTGACGTTGCCTTTCTTGTCCCTGGCGACACCGATTACAGGTACAGCAGTCTTAGGGTCCTCTCCGATATGCGTAACACGCAAAACCAGGACACGGTAATTGCGCGGACCTTTGCGGACCATGCGGTAAAGCTTTTCGCTGGTATACCGACCGCTTCGAGTGATATCCTGGAGCTTACGCTTGGCGTCGGTGACGTGCATCCCAAAGTGGGCTGCAACCTCGTCAGCGGTAACGCCACGCTCGTGGCTCATTGCCCAGCGGGCAACTTGCTCGGTTTTACTTATTCCTGAAGTGTGACGCATATTACATACCTATGTAGATAGACTTTATCTTGTCGCGAATGTTCCACGCTTCTTCGCGCAGAGCCATGAATTGTTTGAACGCAGCATAACCAGGGTCGTCGGCGAAGGCTGTGTCTGCGTGCGGGTGTCTGGAGTATGTGCGGAACGTGTCTGTCAAGTCAAACCCGTACTCTATGTTATCAGTGAGAACGCAGAACTGGGGGAAGTAGCGCCCAATATCCTGGAGCAGCGCAAAGCTAAAGTGCTTGGGGTGTTTGTAGCGCAAAGGAACGACGCAAGACATACCTTGGAATTTGAACCGACGCCACTTCTCCAGGCGCTTAGGCACTTCGCTATAACTTTGCAAGTCAGACCAGTGGTGGTGCAGGGAGCTCACCCCTGGCGCGTCAACGGGTACGTTGTGGTCATTGACGATCAGGTGCGGCGTATCCTGTTGCACCTTTTTAATGTACGCAGGAACCCGCGCGACTTTGGGCTTAGCAGGCTTGCCCTGCTCACCCTGAGCGCCAACAGGGGCCTTGCTCCCAGCAATAGGCCGCCCAACACGACCTTTACGGTTAGCCAAATACTCGGCGGCCCACGGCTCCGCGAACTTGCGCAAGTAAAGGTAGATACCATCGCCCATGCAGATGAAGCCAGGGATACCTTCCCGTCGACGCAACTCCTGCAAACGTTGCGCACCTAGGCCTAGATATTCCTGTAACTGCTTAGGTGTCCACAATTCCTCTTTCACAGCGGCAACCATCCAGTCGTTCCACTGGTTAATGGTTTCTAAATCTTTCGGCGCTTCTCCTTGGAAGCTAAGAAGGTCTTTCATGCTCATAACATAACTCGCAATGGTTGTTTGTATAGGAGTATTGTGCATTGATCAGGAATAGAGTGCAAAGGTTTTTAGTAACACCGGATTACTATAATATAGGTTGTAATAATGCAATTGTAATACCGGGTATAAGGTAAAACGGAGAGTCTAAGTGCGTGACCCAGCAAATATTTGCTAAATATTTAAAACTTACGTTTTTGTCCGAAAACTGCTGCACGTACTAGGGTAAACGCCAGCAAGGGCGCGGGTAGCGCAAAGGTAGTACCGGGTTACACGATAAAATGCAAAAGCCCATATATTTTCTGTTTTCATATTTTAACCCCCCCTTTTTATATATAGGAATGGAAATACCATCCATGGAGGCTAAATCAATTAAAAACAACATGCTATTTTTTCAATTAAAATAAAAAAAATAATAAAATATATATATAAAACACTTATAAACACTGCATTCTTAGTATCTCTTACTCTTAAAAATTATTTTTTATTGAATCTTTACCCTTCTACTTGACACCAATACACCCCACCGCCTCTATATCGTGGTTACTAAATTTGACTTTTGCAATTTCAGATTTTCAAATTTAGATTTTCTTTTCTTTCAATTTGATTTTATCAACTTCTCATTCATTTACAGTGATTTTGTAAGATTCTGACAAGAAATGACGTCACAGCTACCAGGAGGTCGAAGGAAAGCTCCCTGGAGGGTGCGAAGCGAGTAGACTTGATATTGTGGTTACCGCTATACTTATCGGACTTTGTAAGCAACATTTACCAGGAGTATTGAAAATGATCATTGAAGAGCGCACCGCCAACTTTGCGGCATGTGAAGGCAAGTTTTTCCAGGTCGTTGAACGCAACGAAGAAGGCGTCGAGACCTTCCGCCAACTCGAGTGCTACATGCCGGCAGCGGTCAGCACGTATAAGGAGCCTCTGGAGGCAACCCGCAGCCGCTTCCTGGCGGAACTGGAGAGGGGGGCCAGGGCGAAGAAGTGGGGCGTAGGCGCAACTGGTAAGCCCCTAACGGCCCGTTACCGCATCCGGGAGTCGGACGGGGAGCTCATGAGCGTCCTGGCCCTGGAGGGCGGGATGAAGCGCTAAGGCTTGCCCTGGTTACAGGACCAAAAAATTCAAATTTTGTAGATGGGTCGCGTATAGGGGCCCTTTTTGCGTTTGCACGATTTTCCGCTCTCGCACGGGGTTGACGTGCTACACCGCCTTGTCGCACGGGTGTTGCGTGCTAGAACGGGTTGTGGTACGGGTCAGACGTGCTACATCGGGTTGTAGCGTGCCGTTGACGTGCTTGAAGGGTGTAGCGTGGGAGAGACGTGCTAGAAGCGGTTGTTACACGGAGTTGACGTGCTACAACATTGTAGCCAGGTTTTGACGTGCTACAAAAAAAAATAAAAATAGGTAGGTTATGTGCTTGACCCTATGTGTAGTCGAACTATAATTAGCTATGTAAAGCAGCACATATTGTGCCGCTCCTAAACGGGGATTGCAAAAATGGCTAACTATACTTATGTCGACAGCACGTTTGTTTTAATTGCTGTGGAAGCAGAGGCGGAGCTTGCCTTGGAAAACGGCTTTAGTGTAAGCGCCGAGGACTCCGAGTTGCTCACGCTTACTTTTAACAACAGGGCGGTCATGTTTGCAGGCGTCTACTTGCAGGACGACAGCACCTACGAGGTCCAGGTGGAGGAAGTGATCAACGAGGACCTGGACACGTACACGGTGGAACTTAATGCCAACGGTAATGTGGCTACACTCCAGGAAGCCGGGGCAGTAGTACGCAAAGCCTTTGAAGAGATGCAAGATAAATTGATGCAAGATAATTTCTAACTCCTGGTTGCTTTTACAATCGGTAGTGTAAGACAATAAACACATCGGGGGAACATCTCCCCCGCTCTACAAAAGGTAAATAGTATGTTCGCGATCACTAAAGAGTTCGATTCTGCCGCCAAAGCCGTTGCCTCCGTTAAGATTACTGCTCGCAACAAAAAGGTCGCACTTCCCGCCGATCTGGACTACAGCCTGCTCGTTAAGAGCGCCGGCCGCGCATTTGTAGTCGACAACGACGCCCTGAACATAGCAGCCGGGTTTGTGCAAGCTGCCGCCCCGGAAGTTGCGCAAGCTGCCGTCGCCGTTGCAAGCAAGGGAAGCCTCGCCGCTAGTATGCTGTCCATGTTTAACCGGGACGCAAGCAAGCACGCTGCGGAGGATAAGGCGTTAGCACAAAGCGCTGGACAAAAAGCTAGCAAGCGTGCTAGCGAGGTCCAAAACGGCGCACGTCGCCCTGCAAAAGCTGGCAAGACTGCCGACGTGTGGGAGGTAACCGAACGGTTACAGAACGTCAGGGACGGTGTTACACCCACCTGTAAGGAAGTATATGAGGTACTGGTAAGTCAAGACAAATATTTTAATAAAACGACTTGCAATATCCAATACTATGCTTGCCTGAAGTTCCACGGCTGGGAAAACAATCGAGGCTGAGGTTGATAATAAAGCGGGCCACCGCGCCCGCTTTTAGCCGATACTATATACATCAGCTGGGGATTGTCCCTAGCCTCAGAAGGGGTAGCATATGAAAACCAAACAATCAAGCATGATGGCTGTATTTACCAAGGAATGTAATAACGCGATCAACCATGGCGGGAAAATGGAAACCTCTGAGCGCTTCATCTTGATCGATAAAAAGTCCGAGAAGCGGGTGGTGGACGCTTGCGTTTACGTGGGGAGGAGCCGTTCCTCGTCCCAGGTAAAGGCTGCCCTGTGGGTCAAGCTCTCCGACAAGAAAAAGCCCGAGGGCTGGGAGTACGGGCACACATCGGGCAAGGGTTGCGCTAGCGGCCACTATAGCGAGGCGATCGCTAACGCTGTAGAGAGCGCGGGGATCGAGCTGTATGGCACTGCATATCCGCGCGACGGCGAACAGGTGGACTTCAAGGAGAGGGTCCACTTTGGCGGGGTTGGCGAGGGTGCTACCAGGAGGGCTCTGCTGGCGATAGCCTATGCTGCTGGCTGGACCGATGTCGTTTTCGTGGGGGCTTGAGCCATGATTACTTTCGAATTCGAGAACGGCGTTATCCGTAAATTTAAATCGCTAGGCTGGGCGCTTGAATATGCCCATAAAAGTAACACTCGCATAATCCGTTATTACTAATTGAGGGCAATATTATGGAATTACTTTGCGATAGCCACCATGGCCAATTTATCCCACAAATTATGGCCCGCCGTCTTTTCGATGCGGGATGGTCCGGGATTGATTTAGGTGATGTTGTTGAGCTGGAGGCGGGGCCAGACGACAGCGACTGGTATTGGGAAACGTGGGAAGGTGTTTTAAACTCCGCGCAGTTCTCGGATGAAACCGGGGAGATCTGGTATCTGCACCATGATGGGGATTTATTCGCCGCCACGGCTTCAGATCTAGAAGAGTTGGGGGATTGATCAAGCCTCCACAAGTGTGATCTAATCAACAATGCGCGGCCAGCTGATTTGTGCTACACTGGCCGCAACAGCCAGCCCTAGGAGTAAAGTATATGCGTGCTAACGAAATGGTAATTGTGGTTACTGTAATGCCTGCAACAGCAACTAAAGGCACCCGCTATAAAGGCGTTTGCGACGAAGCTTGTCAAGTGGTTCCTTTAAATTTCGAGCTCGACGCTAAAGCTAACGCCTGGCTAGCAGCGCAAGCCTGCTGCACTTCCGCAAACCTGGAGGCCCGCGAGGGAGAGGAGTGGCGTCCGTGGGGTAGCGTTATGCCTAACCCTACTAAGCCGGGTAGCTGGGTTATTGTAGCTCGCCGCACACTGTAACATTTAAGGTACAACGGAGGCCTTATGGTATACTTGACAGGGATGCCTATACAGGGTAGCGAGGAAGCGGTGCAGGTGTGTACACAGGAGCAGCGCAGGGTCAAGCCTGCTGTGTGCCGCCTGCTGCTGGCGCACCACATGGTAAACCTGGGGCTGCTGGACACACAGGCAGCAGCCCGCGTCGTAGCACACAAGGGAGGATGTGTCAAGAGAATAAAGAAATAAAATAAATCAACAAGAGCCCTTGACAAGAGAGCGAGGATAGGGCAGACAAGCGAGGCTCACCTGGTGTCACTCACTGACACCCCACCCAGTCATTAAGTGACATATATGGGGCCGGGGTCGGTGTCCCTCGTGATAGTGTCTTTCCCCCAAAATATCACCTACCCCACCCAGTCTTATTTTTTGCACTCTTCGTTGTCTTGATGCTGTATAGGGTTTATAGTTTTAAAATGTAACCCGACGCAATCAATTTCATCAACAAGAGGCTAGTATTGTGAAAACTAAGCGCAAATCTTTCGACAACCGTTCTATGACGCCGCGTAATGAGCGAAAGCCCCCACTTGGCGCTGATAGAAGGCCTTTGGCGTGTTAGCCCTAGGCCTCACGAGGCATATTCCAACCCGCATCTACAAAGGCTGTGGACGAGGGCGCGTTATTGGGACAACTGCCGCAACGAGAAGATATGGGAGTTAGAAATGACCTTAGCTGAGTGGTGTCTTGCCAATGTGGTTACAACCAAGGAAGAGATTGCGAAGACACCCAAGCCGCGCCTGAACGCTTATTCGAAGCGTGCTGAGGTTGCTGCCGTAGACATGATCTGTCATTGTGGAGCATACTACACCACGACGCGCAAGAATCTGAAGAGGGGCTGGGGTCTGTCCTGCTGCCGTAAATGCGCAGCCCGGCGCGTCAAGTTCTTCCTGCCACCGGGTAAGAGGGTCAAGAAATGAAAGTTCTCATGACTGTGTATCTAGGTTTCACAAGGGAAACAGAACACACCTGCCATGTTGAGCTTCTGTCTTGCGGCGCAGGTCGTATATCCTGCCCAGAATGCGGTGGAGACGGGGACTGGGCGAAGTACCTGCCTGAACCCTCAAGCGAGCCTTGCCCTTGTGTCGCTTGCAAGGGTACAGGTAAAATCTTAATATCCGTTTAAGGAGTAAAGTGATGGGACAAGGTACTGACAGTTGCGGCGGCTGGGAATCCGATTACGATGCGTATGAAGAGAACTTGGCCACAGGTAAGTGGATTACCCGGGACGGCGAAGAGATTGAGCTGTCCAAAATGACGATCAAGCATCTCTATGGCGCCCGCCAGGTTGCCCGTCGCGCTGCCCACTGTGCTAACTTCACCTGCGACCAGGAGAAGTGGGATAGCTGGGTCGAGCTGTTTAACGAGGAAATCGTGCGCCGTGAGGGCAGCTCCGGCGCTGCCGCCTATGCCCCTGCGCCGAAAGCAGCACGCAAGGGGCAGAGCCCTGTTCGCGGGGTAAAGGTGTGCATGGTTTGCCACTGCGGGGTTGAATACATGGCGCGCGAAGCTGACCTGTCTCGCGGCTGGGGCTATAGCTGCTCCAAGTCTTTCGCTGCAAAACGTCGCGAGTTCGGTCGCCCGAAAGCTAAACGCAAGGTGTCTTGATGCGCAAATATCTTTTTACCAACTTCGGCAATTTTAAGCCACAAGAAGTGACTTTGTTGGAGCTCGCAGATTGCGGTCTGTGGGGCGACGAAGAGTTTGAGCAGTTTGCAGACATGGCTGTTGGCGATATTTTGCAATTTCCTGCTTTCTACACAGTGGAGAGGATTGAATGACGTCGCTTACTGCAAAACACTATCGAGAAGGTTTGCAGAATTGCGGTTGCTGATAAGGAAAACGTTGTATAGTTGGTTGTCAGCGCAAAATGCGCAGCACTCAGGAGAACAAAATGAACCTCGTAAGCTCTATGGTCGTTACTCAATACATGCACTTCATTGTGATGCGAACCTTCTTCGTTAAGCGCGGCAAAGCAAGCGTGGATATCAGCGCTTACGCCTACCTGTTTAGCGAGCACGAGGTTTTGCCCGGCGGCCAGTACACTGCAACTAGCGTTGGGTTGCCTGCCCAAACTGCACCGGGAGACGCCGCGAAAGCGTGTGCTAAGCTGTTCCGCGATCTGCGCGACAAGACGTCAAGTCCTGTTAGCAATCTCAAACTTGTTGACCACACTGAAGGCAAGCTCATCGCCAAGTATGTGAACGAGGCGGATCAAGAAGTGTCACAAGTCGAGGCCAAGGAGGCCCATTAACATGCAAAACTATATCGCTCCCTTGAATGGTGCTGTTGCCATTCTGTTGTTCCTGATCGTCGCTGTCGGACTCGGCATCTGGCTGTTCTGTTCCAACGTGCTTATCCCGCGAGAGCGTTACGAAAGAGGTCGACGCTACGCCCTGGACGCATTCGAAAAGTTCGGGGACGATGCAAAAGATGGACTGGAAGATCACATTAAATCTGCAAAAATATTCGCCTGCTTTTGCGAGTTCGAAAAAGGCATTATATCTGTTCTGAAGACTCGAGAGCTGGACAAGCGAGGTTTGAAGGAAATGCAGACTTACGAAGAAGCCAAGCAACGTGGTGTCAAGTTCGCCGAACAAATCCTCCGCAACTATCCTGAAACAGGTCTCGAGTCTTTGCGACGCAGTATTGTTGATCACAGGAATACCTCTATCCACAAAGACTCGTGCTTTGCAGACGGGATCGAAGAAGTCTTGTCCAATCTGGCAAACATGGGTCGTTAAAATGGGCAATGAAATGGAAATTCAACCGCGCCAGTTCACGCTGAAGAACATCCGTGGAATCCTGGAGATCTTTGGACTCCAAGGGGTTATTGTGATTAAGGGACAAGGTTGGTCTCGCTGCTACGTGCAGCACTGTGCCCCTGCAACCAGGTTGGAGCCTAACCCGATACCACTTCAATTCGGTCGCGTCATGTTTAAAGACGGCAAATTTAGCCACTTCAACTTCTACCTAGACCCAACTGGTCGCATCCACGATACCATGTATTATGAGGTCGCCTTGCTCCTGTTCCGGGCCACAGGGATAGAGCTCGATGCGCCTGCCTGGGACGACCTCGTGGCACGCGCTAAGCTGCGTGAGGATGCCAGGTGCGAGCAGCGTGCACGGGAGCGGGGGCAGTTGCCTGCAAAGGCTAAAGGTGCGCGCCGCAAGCTGTCTGCGCCAAACTATGCGCACGCCGTGATGCAAACCTTGGAGAGCGACATTGGCGAGCTCAGGCAAAAAGACTTGTTGGAGTCTTTGTCTTGTGATGATAAGCCTGAGCAGGTATAGTTAGCTTGTCTGGTAATTAAACCTTTTCTTGTTGGAGATGTGAAATGAAACTCAAGTTTGATGTGACTTCCGAAGAACTCTCAGACTTTTTGAACAAGCAGTACCGCGTGCTGACCGACAAGCTTAACGATGCTGTCGGCCGTAAAGATTACACTCAGGCCAAGACCTTGCTGGAGCGTGTTTCTGAGATTGACGACCTCATGAAGCACAACTTGGTTCCCAACTCGATCGCTAATGTGGTTATTCGCGTCGACGTAATCCCCAGGGAAGCCCCCTCGCTTCCTGCGCACGGGCCGAGCCCACGCTGATGACGGTAAAAGCGATTTGCGCACATTGCGAGTCTGACTGCCGCCTCACAGATGGGGCGGAAATCTACACTCATCGCGCCGACCTCCACAGTTTGAAGTTTTGGATCTGCGACAAGTGTGACGCCTACGTTGGGTGTCACAAGCCTGGTAATAATACCCGCAAGGGTAACGCTGATGGCACACTTCCCATGGGTACTGCTGCGAACAAAGAGCTGCGAATCTTACGACACAAGATTCACCGCCTTATTGACCCCTTCTGGGAGAAGTCCAACAACAAGCGGGGGCACAGACAGGAGCTTTATGCTCACCTTACCCATTTCGGTCACCACAAGAAACTGATACGTGATGGGGAAACTTTCCACGTTTCTACACTGACTCTAGAATCGGCTCAGCGCTTTTACGACCTTTTCGACGAGTTTGCTAAAATCTACTACCCTTACGGGGTTCGAGTTATTTCGAGGGTTAAATAATGCGTCAAATCCAACATCAAACACAGCCGACTGGTAACACTTGCGTTTGCACCTGCATCGCGATGCTGACTGGCAAACCTGCCCAGGAAATCATCGACAAGTGGCACGATCTTTACTACAGCCACCAAGAACCACTGATGGACATTCTGGAAGAAGAGGGCTTGCGCGTCGAGCGCCACTATTCTGCAGGCTCCCCACGCATACTGCCAGGCAAGCTTTACTTGCTCACTGTACCTTCTTTGAACATTGAAGGTTCGCTCCACCAAGTCCTTGTAGACTGGAGGGACGAAGCTCTTGGCCCGGTTTGCCTGGACCCGGCGAAAGGGTTGCCTGATCGCAAATACTACACTCTGAGCGAAGACGAGTGGGATGACGTAACTGAAGCCCGCCTCCTCACTTCCTGGGTTTTGGATTTCACAATCAAAGGGTGGAAAGAATGACTGTAATCGTTTATCGCGACGGGGTAATGGCTGCTGACCGTATGCAATCCACGGGCAATGTCAGTGAACCTGTAAGAACCAAGATTTTTATCGTGACGCCGAAAGACCATGTGCGCCTTGTCGTAGGACTATGTGGCACCACTAAAGGCACAGCGGAGATTCTCAAACACCTGGAACAGCACGGCACTAAGGGCGGGCACCTCGACTTGTCGGCCCTAGGTTACAAATCTGACCATACTTACGGCTATGCTGTTAGCGCTTACGGTACAGTCTGGGAAATCTACGGCGATGGGTCTTGCCTGGAGCCTGAGCCCCAAGATTATTACGTGGATGGAGCGGGCTACGAGTTTGCGATGGGTGCTTGCGCTGCTGGCGCCAGTGCTGTGCAAGCTGTGTTGTTAGCGGGCAAGCACCACTTAGCTTGCGGTTATGGCGCGACCTCTGTTAACGTAAAAGAGTACCTTACAAAAGGTGGCGGTCAAACAGGGCACTCCGAGGAGAGTTTAAATGATTGCAAGAGCTCCAGGTAAAAGTTACCTTTGTAAAGGTGGCCCTTACCACAACAAGCTGATTGAACTCACTAACGGTCAGCGAACTCTGGAATTTAGCGTCGGCGGCTGTAAACCGGGGCACTACCGCCCCGCTACAGCAGAAGACAACCCGATAGAACTTTGCGCACCCTACCTTGCGTCTCCGACCTACGACATGGTTTGGACGGAGGAGACAAATGGCTGAGCTGGTATTAATGTGGTTACGCAAGAACTGGCTGACACTGCTGCTTTGCGCTATAATGTTCGCAGGCTACAAATATCACCAATATCTGGTTAAGGACGCTCATGAATCTGGGTATGAAAATGGCAAGAAGGCAACAGAGCAGATCGCTGAGAATCGCGAGAAGAAGCTACTCGAGCAAAGGCTTGCAGATAAAAACGCTCTCGAGCAAAAACAACAAGCTGAACTGGCTCTTCGTGACAATCGGATTCTTGAGCTTGATAATGCTGCTGACGGGATGCGCACAGAGCTCGAGCGTATTGCCCGACTCGCAAGTCACTATACCGGCGTTAAGTCCTCTGGCGATTCAGCCAGAAAGGCGGTCGGTTTGCTTGCCGAGTTGCTCAGAGAAAGCCAAGATGCTTATCGAACAACAGCAGCAGAAGCTGACAGGTATTACCTCGCTGGAATGACTTGCCAGCAACAATACAATTCCTTAAGAGGCAACTATGAAGCCAAAACAACTGAAGGCGGCAGCCAAACCTATGTCAAGCTTAATGATCGCTGAGTTCATCAAAACTTCAAGCCCTGCTACCAAGGCGGCGTTTGAAAAACACAAGCAAGACCTTTTGGAAAAACTGACTCTGGTTCAACAAGGTGACGAAGAAGCCTTGGCGGGGTTTATGTTCGCTTATGCGGAACTGGGTAATGAGATTGGTCGCCGTTACAATGTAAAACATTGACCAAGCACCTTCGTGAGTGTATTGTCAAGGCTTCATTCACGTGGGGGATTAAAAAATGCCAGTAATTACGCCGGAACGCGCAGGGGGTAAAAACCGTTGCGCGTTTTTAGATATGTTAGCGGTATCTGAGTTAGGACCCCTTCTGGGTGTGTCTGACAACGGTTACAACGTGATTGTCGGAAGCGTCTATTCTAAATCTGGTAACCACAAGTTGGACCTGTTCAGCGACTACCGGAATCACCCTCGCAAACTCGTCACCCTCGAAAAGCTTGGCATCAAGTCAACTGCCGCAGGGCGATACCAAATACTGGCAAGATTCTACGACGTTTACAAAGTCCAGCTGAAACTTCCAGACTTTTCACCGCTGTCCCAAGATCTTATCGCGCTCCAGCTTATGCGGGAGTGTCGGGCGTTCGAACCCCTCGATCGCGGGGATATTAAGACTGCTATTACTCGTTGCAAGTCACGCTGGGCCTCTTTGCCTGGGGCGGGGTACAACCAAAACGAGCACAGCATGGACTATCTGGTCCAGGCATACACCGCTGCGGGCGGCACAGTGAGCTGAGGGCACAATGGACATCGATAACGAAACTAAAACAAAGCTCTGGTTGATGGTAGCAGGGTTGGCAGGGGGCTTTATCACTCTGACTACCAGCAAGCAAGAGCTGACCTTCAAGCAGCGGATAGCGTACTTGATCTCTGCGCTTTTCGTTGCTTTGTTCATCACGCCTTGGGCGTGTGAATACTTCGGGATAACTTCCACAACCGCTTTGACTGGGTTGGGGTTTACCATGGGCGCTTTCTGGCAAATCGTTGTCGCCAGGGGCGCTGAATTTATTCAAAACTGGCGGAAGCCAGGGAACAACGAGGCTCAAAATGGCTAACGATATTTTGGTATCGCTTGGTTGGGTAACGGACATTGGCGAATGCGCGAAAAGTGTGGTCCATTTTTGGGGGACGCCGTTGGGCCTTTTTATCTCAGGCTCGATAGTGTTTTCTAGCTTCATTCGGGTGTCTCACCCGAAGGGCAACCAAGGATTTTTCGATTCAATTTGGCATCTTTGCTTTGGGTTAACGGGGGCAGCGGGGTTCATTGGAGGGCTGACAGGGGCTTACCCCACGCAGGTACTTAAAAGCATGTTAATCTTAATGGCGATAAGGGGGATCGTTAAGGCCGTTCGCGTGTTTCGAATTTGAACCTCTTGCCACAAGCCCATATCGCCTTTATATTCAAGCCATTGATTCGGAGGCGATATGAGCAATATTGACGTAAACGACCCAGACTGGACTGCTTACATTGAAAGGTCTAAGGAATTAGACCACGATGCTCGCGTGATCCGTGAGCGCGTCGTTTCAGAGTACCTTTACGACTTCAACTGGACCCGTGCTTGCCTCCGTTGCGGGTTTCGTGCTGAGTTCGCAGAAGACAACGGCAAGCGCTTTCGCAATGACCCTTACTGCATTTGGAGAGTCAAAACACTCGCCCGCGAGCGCAACCTTGAAGTTCGCAGCGACGTCACCCCTGAGCAAGCCCTGGACGAGCAAGCAGCGAAAAGGGCAGACATCCTTAGCGCACTGGAGCGCGAAGCTAACTACTTTGGGCCCGGTAGCAGCGCAGCGGCCCGTGTAAGCGCACTGGGCAAACTGGCGCAGCTACGAGGCATGGAGCCTGTGAAGCAGGCGAAGATTGAGCACAAGATGCCTGGCGTAATGGTAGCACCCGGGATTGCTAGCGTATCTGACTGGGAATCTGTGGCCCAGGGTGCCCAAGAGAAGCTCCGAGACGAAACAATGAGCGCCGTCCAAACAGGGGTGACTCATTAATGGGTGAAGCTGCTTACAAGGTCGTGTGGAAGCCCCACGACGGGTCTCAAACTTTAGCTTTGTCTTGCCCTGCTGACGAAATATTGTATCACGGCACACGAGGTCCTGGAAAGACTGACTCTCAACTCATGCGCTTCAGACAGCGCGTGGGGCTAGGTTACGGAAAATACTGGAAAGGTATCATCTTTGACCGTGAATACAAAAACCTAGACGACCTTGTTACCAAATCCCAGAGATGGTTCCCTGAATTTAACGACGGCGCGAAGTTCCTAAGCTCGAAGTCGGACTATAAGTGGGTCTGGCCTACAGGTGAGGAGTTGCTTTTCCGTGTCGCGGCAAAGCCTGAAGATTACTGGTCTTATCACGGCCACGAGTACCCATTCATTGGCTGGAACGAGCTGACCAAGTATCCGACTTCTTTGGTGTACGATGCGATGATGTCGTGCAACCGGTCATCCTTCCTCCCTGAGGACCACCCACAGATTGATAAACAGGGGAATGTCTATTACTTGCCGCGCATACCCCTTGAAGTATTCGCAACGACTAACCCCTTCGGCGTGGGGCACAACTGGGTTAAGAAGCGCTTCATTGACATCGCCCCGATGGGTAAGATTGTGTCCAACGAAGTTACAGTGTTTGACCCTAAGACGCAGAAAGATATTGTGGTTACAACAACAAGGTGCCACATTTACGGTTCTTACCGGGAAAACAAAAACCTTGACCCCAAATATATAGCGAAGCTGATGTCAGAGACGGACCCGAACAAACGCATCGCGTGGTTGGCAGGCTCTTGGGAGATTACTTCTGGCGGTATGTTTGACGACGTGTGGAACAGCCGTATTCATGTTCTCCCTCGTTTTAATATACCGGAAAGTTGGAAGATCACTCGCAGCTTTGACTGGGGCTCGTCTAAACCCTTCTCTGTTGGCTGGTGGGCGATTAGCGACGGCACAGATTACGTTGACCACACGGGCAAGCGTCGAAGCACAGTTCGCGGTGACGTTTTCCGAATTGCTGAATGGTACGGCACGAACGGTAAGACAAACGAGGGTTTGCGCATGATAGACGCAGACATCGCCCGTGGCATCAGATACCGCGAAAACTTGTGGGGCATAAGCAACAGGGTTCAACCTGGTCCAGCTGATAATAGTATCTGGGACTTGGAAAACAACAACTCTACTGCGGCCACAATGGCCAAGCCTGTTCTCATTGAAGGTCTGAGCTACCCGGGGATCACGTGGCGGAGGTCCGACAAATCTACGGGCTCTCGGAAGCGTGGTTGGCAGAAAATGCGGGAGTTCTTTTTCGGTTCCTACCCTGATCGGGAAACAGGAAAGAGAGAGAACCCTGGTATTTTTATTTTCGACGAATGTAAATATTTCATAGATCTTGTTCCGAGCTTGCCCCGTGACGAAGTTGATCAAGATGACGTAGACACGGAAGCAGAAGACCATATGGGTGACGAGACTCGTTACTTCATTCTAGACCAAGCTGTTTACAGCGGTGTAAGACCTACCAGGGGGTAAAATGAGCATCACAGCCGTCCACCCGCTCTATGCGAAATTCAGTCCTATTTGGGAAAAGCTGAATGACGTGTTCGCAGGACAGGACACCATCAAGGAAAAACGGCAAAAGTATTTGCCACCACTAATGTCAATGGAATTGGACGGGATGACGTCCCCCGAAGACTTGGGTTACCAGCGGTATCAACAGTATATACTGAGGGCCAACTTCCCAGACGATTACTCTGAGGCGGTTCGGAATAACCACGGTCTTTTGTGGTCCAAGCAAGCTACGATCGAGCTACCCGACGAGATGGCTTACATGTTGACGTCTGCCACCCGTGACGGGATGGGTTTGCAAGCCTTGCTGGCAGCCGTAAACGAGATGCAACTCCGAAACGGTCGAGTGGGTCTTCTGCTGGACATGGATTCCGTTGCATCTGCGGAAAATAAGCCCTTTATTAGCGTCTACTATGCTCCAGCTATTCGCAATTGGGATTCTGCTGATCGCAGGCTTGACGGGGCAGTGGCTCGAGACTCTCTTAACATGCTTGTGCTTGACGAATCCGGGCCTGTGCGCGTAGAAGGCGGGTTCGACTGGCAAGACCAGATCCGTCGAAGGGTTTTGTTGCTCGGGCCTTTGGAGGTCGACGATAAAGCCAACTCCGGTGCTGTTTATCAACAAGGCCTTTTTGTCAACGACCAGGAAACTGATTCTTTCGACAAAACGAAGATGATTGTGCCTAAGTATAAAGGTTCACCTTTGAATGAGATCCCTTTTGTCGCAATCAATGCGTCAGACTGCTTGATTGAGCCTGACAGCCCTCCTTTGCTAGGTTTAGCAAACCTTGTCCTTTCGATGTACATTAGCGATGCTGACTACCGCCAACACTTGGCGACACAAGGCCAAGACACTTTGGTTCGCATAGGCGCGATAGGCGACGGCGCAAGTGACGGCAAGGCCCCTGTTCGTGTGGGCGGTAACTCCGTCATAGACGTTGCAATGGGAGGCGATGTTAAATACGTTGGCATCGAATCGAAGGGCTTAGAGGAGGCCCGCATGGCTTTGGCGAACGACAAAGCCGAAGCTCAACTGAAAGCGGGCCAAATGGTTAACAACACCAAAGGCAGCCAGGAGTCTGGGGAAGCTCTTCGCACCCGTATAGGTGCCCGTACTGCTTCCCTCGTGCAGCTCGCGAAAACAGGTGCCAGCGGTGTAGAGGCTTTGCTGAAGCTGTGTGCGCGATGGATGGGGCTGGACGAAAACCAAGTGATTGTTAAGCCCAACTTGGACTTCTCGAAAGCTTTGTTCTCTGGGCAAAACTTAGTCCAGACCATGTCAGCTCGCCAGCTGGGCGCACCAGTCTCTCTTGAGACCATCCACAGCTATCTGTCTGATCAAGGGTTGACCACATTGACCTTTGAAGAAGAGATGAAGAAGATGGATGAAGAGTTCACGAAATATCCGTTCGTCAAAGACATGATGGCGTCAGGTAAAGCTGACCAAAATGGAGTTCAGCAAGCGCAAGGCTCGGCAGTCACAGCGGGCGGGATTGCTCAAGCTAAACAAAACCAAGCGACTTGACAAAGTTGTCTGATCGTTTTAACTTACAAGCGCCCAATGTCGGGCGCTTCACTTTGTTGCATGGCAACAGGAGAATTTTCAATGTCTAAGTTTAAGATGCAGTTCGCACCCCACTCCCTCGCTTTCCTCTGCTCGATGCCGCGCGGCGAAGGCCTGGAAGTCGTTTACGAGAACAAAGAAGCTATCCCCGCAGGTTATGAAGACCTGTACAGCGAGAAGGACGGCAAAATGGTCCTGACTGGCGTTAAGGGCGTTAAAACCCAACAAGACGTCGACAAGCTTCAGCAAGCGCTGGTGAAAGAGCGCAACGACCACAAGGCCACGAAACAAACCTACGCACCTTTGGCAGCGCTGGGCTCTGTTGACGAAATTGTCGCAAACCTGGATCGAATCGCTGAACTCGAAGCTAGCCAGGGCAAGGGCGGCGCACCTGCCGACGTTGAAAAGCTGCTGCAAGCCAAGCTGGCTCCCCTGCAACGGGAGTTGGAAACCACGAAGGCAGGCCTGGCGGAGCGCGACAACTTGATTGCTTCGTTCAAAACCAAAGAGCAGCGCCAAACCATCGCCGAGCAAGTTCGCAAAGCTGCCAAAGTGCTCAAAATCCGTGACACGGCAGTTGAAGACGCTGTTATGTACGGCCAGAACCTGCTGACTGTTGACGACGCTGGCAATGTGGTTACTCGTGAAAACATGGGTGTTACTGCTTTCGTCTCCGCCGAAGAGCTTCTCCGCGACCTGGTTTCAGCTCGCCCCCACTGGCTCGAAGAGTCGGTTGGTGGTGGTTCTGCTGGTAACAGAGGCGCTCAAGGGGCGGGTGTAAACCCTTACAGCCACGACCATTGGAACCTGGGTGAGCAGATGCGTATCTACAAGGAAAACCCTGAAAAAGCCAAGCAAATGGCAGCGCGTTTCGGTGTGGACCCACTCAACCCTTCCCGCCCGCCGAAAAAATAACAAAAACCTGTTGACCATGCTTCTGTGTTGCGCTAGATTTTGCACATGAAGCATGGTCTTCACTTTAAGCCGTCCATGGGATAGGCTTACAACAGAAAAGTCTATCCTCATTTGGAGTCTACTATGCACCCTTTGATCGCAAAAGGTATGATGTCTGTTCAGCGTGGCGCAGCTCCCGCTCTCGACATCACCCGTCTGTCCGATCTGATCGTCCCGCAAATTTTTGCCGGCTACGTTCAGACCCTGACTGCTGAAAAATCCCGCCTGGTACAATCCGGCGCCCTGGTAATGGACCAAGGCCTCTCTGACCTTCTTTCCGGCGGTGGCGCAACCTTCAACCAACCCTTCTATCACGACCTGGAGTCTGACGAAGGCGACGGTAGCACTACCAAGGACCACTCCGAAAACGTGTCGAACGATACTGGTGCGGAGAGCAAGTCGGACAACATCAAGGCAGGGGCAGAAATCCAGGTGCGCATGTCGCGCAACAAATCCTGGGGCTCCGCAGATCTGACTGGTTCCTTGACCGGTAGCGACCCGCTGATGGCCATTGCGGATCGAGTTGCAGCCTTCCGTGTTCGCCGTCTGCAACGTGCTTGGCTGGCAACCATGAAGGGTGTTTTTGCAACCAACGATGCGGCACCCTCCAACGGTTCCACCCACATCGCCAAAGACCTCACTTTGGACATTTCTGCAGGCACGGGTGACGCTGCCAAGTTCTCAGCCAGCGCCTTCATTTCTGCCATTGGGCTGATGGGCGATAGCATGGACCAGCTCAGCATGGTCATGATGCACTCTATCGTGTATCAAAACCTGATGCGTAACAACCTCATCGACTTCATCCCCGATGCTCGAGGTGAAGTGAACATCGCAACCTATATGGGTCGCGAGGTTATCGTTGACGACGGTTGCATGAACTCCGGTGGCAAGTTCGAGACCCTCCTCTTCGGTGAAGGTGCAACTCGCTTGGGCGCAGGCAGTCCGAAGGTTCCGGTTGAAGTCAAGCGCAACCCGCACGCGAACAACGGCGGTGGTGAAGAAGAGCTGTTCAACCGTTGGGAATGGTGCATCCACCCTGTCGGTCACGCCTGGAAAGGCTCCGCAGCTTCCAACGGCGGCCCGACCAACGCAGAGCTGGGAGCGGCAGGGGCGTTCACTCGCGTGTTCCGCGAACGGAAGCAAATCCGCATCGCCCGTCTGATCACCAAGGAACTGTAAGAGGTTCGCATTCCATAAGGGGCTTCGGCCCCTTTTTTCATAGGTGCCTTTATGCCGTATACCGTAGCAGGAACATTGAAGTTACCAGAGACAGGGCAACCTGCTGCTGGTGTGATTTTGAAGTTCGTAGCCTTGCAGTCCATTAGCCCAGTATTGGACCGCTCAGAGAGCGTGATTATCACAAGCTCGACAGGTGCGTACTCTATTCAACTTGAGTACAACACCTATTCTGTGTTCGCGACTCTTTATGACAATAAGCCTATTAACTGTGGGCAAATTGTCTTGAACAGCACTGTAGCAACAGGCCTAGATTTGCCTACTTTGCTGAACGGGGGCTATTCTGAACCTGCCAACCCCTCGTGGATTGTTGAGCTACAAAGACTTGCAAACGTTACAACAAGTGCTGCACAGTCTGCGGCTGCAAGTGCGGCATCCGCAGCGGCCGATGGGGCCGCTCAGGCCGCGCTGGCTAAATCACATGCCGACAAGGCTGCCCTTAGCGAGCAAGCCAGTAGCGAATCTGCCACTCGCTCCGAGTCAGCTGCAAGTGCGGCATCCGCAGCGGCCGATGGGGCCGCTGCAAGTGCGGCATCCGCAGCGGCCGATGGGGCCGCTGCGGCTGCAAGTGCGGCATCCGCAGCGGCCGATGGGGCCGCTGCGGCTGCAAGTGCGGCATCCGCAGCGGCCGATGGGGCCGCTCAGGCCGCGCTGGCTAAATCACATGCCGACAAGGCTGCCCTTAGCGAGCAAGCCAGTAGCGAATCTGCCACTCGCTCCGAGTCAGCTGCCAAGCGGGCAGAGGAGTTGGTTGACCAGGCCACTGGTGGTGCCTTGCTGAAAGACCAGAACCTGGGGGACGTGCCGAACAAAGAGGCTGCTCGCACTCACCTCGATGTGCCGTCAAAAAGTCAGCTTGCGCAAGCGATCAGCGAAGCGATAGGTGGAGTAACGCCAGCCAGTATCGGTGCTCGGCCTGACTCATGGACCCCAACGGCTGCAGATGTGGGGGCGCGACCATCCGACTGGATGCCGACGGCCGCTCAAGTTGGCGCCAGACCGAGTAACTGGCTGCCGAGCCTTGAAGAGATAGGGGCCGCATCAAGCGGGTCGTTGGATGCCTTACAGCCAGCCGGTTCAGCTTCGTTTGTTTATGAGGGCGGGGCGTTGACGCAGATGACAGAGCAGCTGCCTGCCGGGGAGCGGATGACGGCGTACAGCTACACAGACGGTCGGTTGACTAAGGCGGTGGAGACGCTGGGGCAGCTTGTCAGAACCACCACATACAACTATCAGGCTGGCAGTCTTACCGGCTTCACTACTACAGAGGGGGGCGCATGAGCGCACTAGATCCGGTCATTCTTAACGAGGTTAAGCTGACCCAAAAGGCTGTTGCTGATTTGGCGAGTTCCAGCTCTTCTGGGCCTACCGAATATCCGTGGCGCGTTTTTACCTCCAGTCAGTCTTGGGTTGTGCCAGAGGATGGCGAGTATTTTATCGTTTGTATTGGGGGTGGTGGCGGGTGTGGGCTTGCTACTCAACCAGAAGGCGGTGCTAGTGGTGGCTATGGCGGTGGTGGTGGTGGTGGTCGTTATGGCGGTGGTGGTGGTGGTGGCATGAGTGTTGTTCGTCGCAATATTTTAAAATCAACGACATTGGTGCTGACAGTTGGTAGTGGTGGCTCAACTGGCTATACAGGAAGCAGCGGAGGCGCTAGCACGATAGTGGGTGCTGGACTGAATATATCATGCGGTGGTGGGGAGGGTGGATCTGGTAGCACATCTGGCGTCAGCGGCGGATCTAGCAGCGGCGGAGATTTAAATTTTATCGGAGGTCGTGGTGGCCCGAGTAGCGATGGTGGTAGTGGCGCAGGCGGCGGAGGCGCAGGCGGCGGAGCTGGCGGCGGTGGGTGCGGGCCTTTTGGCGGTCATGGCGGCTTTGGTGGTGGCGGCGGCGGCATTGGCCTTGTGTCGTCCACCACTGGAGCTAGCGGAGCAAGTGGCGTAAGTGGTTCGGTACCATCCTTCCTTAGCTCAATCCCTGGGTATCTTGGCCCCGGTCACGCAGCGACTGGCCGTGGCGGTCAGGGCTTCATTGCCATTCGGAGGGTGGGATAATGGAAATAGAAATTTTAGACAGCTCTGGGGCTGTCATTAATACAATTATCGCAGATGCGGATTTCGCTGATGAATTCTATCCGAATAGCTGGCGCGAGAAGGCCAAGCCCGAACCAGAGCCAGAGCCCATCCCACAACCCATTACTCTGGACGAGGCGAAGGCGGCTAAAGTCGTCGAGATAAAAGCTGAGGCTGAGCGCCGCATCACCGCGCTAGACTGGCGGTTGCAGCGGGCGCAGGAGCGCGAGCAGTTGGGTGAGGTAGGGTTCGAGACGGTGGCCGATGTGCTCGCCCTGCGTGAGCAGATCCGGCAGGCCAGCAACGCCGCCGAGCTGGCGGTAGCTACGCTGGTAAGCGTAGAAGATGTGTTGGCATTTACTTGGTAGCCTCCCAGCGTTAGGATATTCCAATCATGGCCCCGCTCTCACGAGTGGGGCTTTTTTGTTTCCGTTTGCCGGAGCATCTAATGCCACTTATCGATATTGTGACCATGCGAGGCATGATACCGCGCGTGGCTGGCCAGCTATTGCCAGATGAAGCTGCAGAGCTGGCGCAGGATTGCGCATTCGACCGCGGGATTATCACCCCGCTGCGTGACGATCTTGGCCTGGGTGTTCAGTTGCCATTTACGCCAAAGACAATTTTCCACTACTACGGCGAATTCTGGTTTGCCTGGAGCGGGCTGGTTGAGGTAATGCGCTCGCCAATCGCACAGGATCAATACAACCGGGTCTACTTCACGGATGGCGCCTACCCGAAACTGACGTATGACGCGATAGCAACCGGCGGCAGACAGACCATCATTCGCGACAGCGCTGGCAACGCCAATGCTATGTTCGTGCTGCCGCGCTTTACCTATGCCGATATTGGCATGACAACTGACATGGGCGCAGGCGATATAACGGCGTTCGATTTTGGCAGCGGCAGCATCAAGGGCGAAATTTTTATCGGCGCATATCTTGCGTCCGGCTCCGGCGCTGTCAGCGCGCCGCGGCAAGATCCCCGCACCTCGCTCGATCACACCGCCGCCCGCGACGCCTGTAGTGCAAAAGGCGCAGGCTGGCATCTGATGACGGCGCACGAATGGGCGGCAATCGCCCTGTGGTGCATGGCCAACGGCTACGAGCCAATCGGAAACACCAACTGGGGTCGCAGCCACGCCAAAACCTGGATGGTAGGCGATCGGTCCGACAATAGATCGCCGGGTGATACAGCCGGCACGGGGCGAACCCAGACCGGCTCGATGGGGTCCGAGGCGACGCATACTCGCACGCTGGGCGGGATTGCGGATCTGGTCGGCAACGTCTGGGAGTGGCAGGACGGATTGCTGCTGCAAGATGGGCGCTTTAAGATTTCTGCCTACAACACCCAGGCCGAAGTTGACTGGGCGTTTGTCGATGCGTTTCTTGATGCGTCAACACCAACCGGTGGATCGGCCATCCTGTCCAACGCAGTCAACAACAGACTGGGAGCCATCGGAGACAACGCCAACGCAGGCAACTCAGCCAACGTAGAGTGGCGAGCAATGACAAAATCAGGCAGCTACGTCAGCAATCAGGCGATGAAGCGGCTGCTGCTGGAGCCGGCTGGGGCATTGCCGCAGGGGCGCATCTATATGCGCAATTACGGCGAGCGACTCCCGTTTCGTGGCGGCTCTTGGAGCTACGGTTCCAACGCTGGCCTGGCTGCGCTCGCTCTGGACGATTCACGCGTGAGCACGTACACGAGCCTCGGGTTTCGCCCCGCCTTTGCCTGAGCCTTGCGCCTTGGGTTTTGTTGGCGCCACGGTAGTGGCGCTTAATCGGTTGAGGCATGTTTAACATTTCTAGCGGGGCAAATAGATGAGCTACTTATACGACGGCGAAACGCACGACAACTACGATCCCGCCTTTATGGCGGAGCTGGGCATGAGTGAGGAGGTCATAGCCTCCGTGCTCGCCCAGCACAACTATGAGCTGACAGAGGGGCAACTGGCGCGTCGCCAGCGCGCCTACGTGGCGGAGTCCGACCCCCTTTTCTTGGAGTGGCAATACGACAAGACAGCAGCGGCCGAGCAGGCATGGCGCGACAAGGTGGCGGAGATCAAGCTGCGCTACCCGGTGGCCCGTGGGGCGGAAGAGTGATCGTCCGTCT